TTACGACGCTGGATTTTCAGCTGATACCGATTTGATACCAATCTTGAGTTTTTCCAGCTCGCTCCAGTCGGAGCTTGAGTTGAGCCAACGGGCATACGTCGACAGCAGCATCTGAACGCTGTGACCCAGCTGTTGGGCGATAAATGCGGGGTTGAGGCCGGACATTAAGCATATTGTCGCATAGGTGTGACGGCAGTTGTATGGGGGACGACGCCTGATCCCCAAATCGTTCAGCACTGGCACCCACTGCTTGTGCAGATCAGACGTCTGTCTCACGTACGCGGCGTTCTTCGACGGCGGAAACAAGAACGGCGTTTCGGTCACCACTCCCTTCCCGTGCCTGCGGCGGTCCGCGTACTCCCTCGCGAACTGGATTGCCCGCAAGGCCCGATCATTCAGCAGGACAAACCGGTCTCGCCCGGTTTTTGTCCTTTCCTCCACCTTCCCCAGGGCAACGGTCCTCTTAACGTGCACCGTCCTCTTTTCCATATCGATCACATCCCAGCGAACTGCCAAAGCCTCCGACAGGCGGAGGCCGGTGAAGAACATGAACTCGAACAGCGCGGCGTAGATGAGGCTCGGCCAGTGCTTATGCTGGTACAGCTTGTCGATGATGGTGTTGGCTTCTGCCAGGGTGAAGGGGTCAATCTCCTTCCTCGAACGCTTTGGCAGCTCAATCATTTCGGCGGGATTTTTGGTCAGAAGTCCTTCCCGGGTAGCTGCACCAAGAATCGTTGCCAACCTGGTGATCGCATTGCGTTTGACGTTTGCCGATGTCCAGTCGGTGTCAGCGATGACGCGGCGCAGCAGGGTGGTTGTGATCAGGTCAACACGGACCATAGCCAGGCGCGGTACCCAATAGAGGTTCAGGGCACTCTTGTAGTTGTTGTGAGTACCTTGGGTAATTTCGCGGCTGTCCAGCCAGAGCTGAGCGTACTCGCCAAAGGTCGGTTTTCCGCCGACCGCAGCCTGCGAGCTGGGGAACAGCTCGGCATATTTGTCCTGGTCAAGGAGACCAAGCTTGTTGAGGCTGGTTACCTGATCGCGAAGGCTGGATGCAGCTTTGATCCCTTTCTGTGTCGGGGGATAGGGGAGCGTTTCGCATCGACGGATACCGTCCCAAGTGAAACGAATGCGGAGGGAGTTGCGGAAGACTTCGACTCCTCTGGGTAGAGCCATTGGCTTTCCAGCCATTCGTCGTATCTCCTTTTGCTGTAGATGATTCGGCCGCCGTGCTTGATCCAGACGCCTTCAGGTACTTTCCCGTCCTGGCGTCTTCGCTCCAGGGCTTTCTTGGTGCAGCCGAGTAGATCGGCCATTTTCTGTTCAGTGACCTTGTCGACGTCGCCGGTGCTTTCGTTTTCCATGGGATGGTCTCCACGCCGCCGGTGGCGGCAGGTTGGTGGTCAGTCGACCTGGCAGTAGACGTAGCAGTTGACGCCCTGGGCCTTGAGCGAGGCTTGCATCGCTTGCACGCCAGCGCTGTGCTGATTGCCGATGCCTGGCCAAGACGTGTCCAGATGGACGCCCTGCTGGTGGTAGCGGCTCTTCTTCTGCACGTAGCCCGGCAGGCTGGGCAGCTGGCTGGCGCGGAAGCCTGGAACGGGGATGACAACGCGGTCGAGGTTGGCGCTGCCGCCATCATTGGTGCAGGCCGCTGCGGCCGCTTTGCCGGCCTCGGTGGCAATGCGCACCTTCTCGGGCAGACCGGCCAATTCTTCTTTCGTCATAGCGTGGCTCTCCATGCCCGCGCATGTCGGCGGGCTTGAGTTGTAGGGGAGGGATTAGGCTGCGGGGCGTTTCATGAAGGTGATCCAGTGCGTCTTCTCGCGCTTACCGGACTTGTGGCCAAACAGGGGTTTCTCATCGGTTAGGGCCAGCAGCTCGCTTACCAGCACCTGGGTTTCGTTCCACTTGAAGATCAGGATTCCCTCTGGCTCCAGCACGCGGAAGCACTCGGCGAAGCCTTGGCGGATGTCTTCCCGCCAGTCGCTGGTCAACAGTCCGTACTTAGCGCGCATCCAGCTATCGACGCCGGCCCGGGTGAGGTGCGGCGGATCGAACACGACCAGTCGGAAGGTTGAGGCCTCGAAGGGCAGGCTACGGAAGTCCATCAGCACATCGGGCTCAACCTTCAGCACGCGGCCGTCGCAGAGTAGGTGTTCCTCGTCGCGGATGTCGCCGAACAGGGCGCGCTGGTCTTCCTTGTCGAACCACATCATGCGGCTGGCGCTGCAGGGATCGAGCACTTTCGCTGCAGCGCTCATCGCGTCCCCCTGTAGATCAGGTAGGCGATGAGCAATGGTGCGGCGAGCGGGATCAAGAACATGGCATCAGCTCCTTCGGCACCTGGACGGTATCGCCGAGCCTGTAGTGGACGAGGCCTCGGCAGAACGCGACCAGTGCAGTGGGACCGTAGAGCCAGACCGCGGCTCCGGCCGGCCCGCCGCTGTAGCAGGCGTCCTCGGTAAGGCCCGGAGAGTGCTGAGTGCTGCCGCAGTGCTCATCGATCAACAGGCCGCCCTGGCTCCAGTCATTCGACGGCTGATAGAGGTTCGTCCAGCAGCCGCCTTCGGGCGTGTCGTAGATACAGATGACGCCATGTTCACCGATTGCGATCTCGGCTGCGTCAGCTGCCATGGCCACAGCCCAGTCCAGCGGCGCGCCGATCAACCTGGCCGTCTTCACTTCGATCAGGTCGGTCATCCTCGCTGCTCCTTCTTACGCTCCACATCGATCTGCTCGTAGAGGGCGTCAACGCGCTTCTGCTTTCGGTTGATCGCTTCGGAGCGGGTCAGATGGTCCCTCATTGCCTTGTCATAGGGCTCGATCTTCTCGATCAGCCGAAGGCGTTCATTCGGGTCTTTCGACGTGTTGAATTGCCTGGCCAGGCGATCTCGCTCACCAAAGTCGAGGTGGTCAAGTGCGCGGTTTTCCTTCTCCATCTCATCAATGACGGCCGCCGATTGCCGGCTCCAGCGCAGGTACAGGACGTCACTTCTCTTGGGTTTGATGAAAAAGTGCTGCGACCTGATCCAGTCCACCAGGTCATCCTTGGTCATTTCGTCGAGCACATCTTTGCGGCCGGCTTTTTTCACAGCTCATACCTCTCATCAATCCAGCGCCCAGACGCCAGAGCGGGTGTAGGTTCGGGTTGGGTTTCGTGCGGGAGAGCTGGCGCTGGTTGTCTGTAAAGAAATGCTTGAAACATAGCTTCGCCTCGCCGCCATTCGGCGGATTAGTTAAGATCGATGGAAATAAGTGAGACCAGGGGAGGTCCATCAGGCAGAAGTCTTGGAAAGGCTCAAATCCTTGCTGTGCAAGTTGGATGGAAAGACCATGCCGGATATAGAAAAAAGATATCGCGCTTACAAATTGCTTCGGGACCTGGACGCGCTCACCTCAACCACCATGAATCAGGTAGCGTACGGCCGGTTGGGAGGGGCCGAATGGCGAGCCGCGTGCGAGGCACACCGCGCTGCGTTCAACGCCTGGATTGAATTTGCCGATTCGCTTACAGCCGAAGCGAAAGACAAAGACCGCGCCTCTTAATCACGATGAGGCTTATACAAAAGTGAAAATCTGTATAACTTTAATGCCGACCGTCGCTTCGCTAGATTTTCTGATCTAAGTCACTTGCAGTTTTTTGTGCGCGATTTATTTTGACCCTCTAATGGATGAACAACAAAGATTGGAGGAGGGTCACATGCGAGTTCGTGGAAATGTGTTTTGGGAATGGGCAGATCCGGCGCTTCACCACCGTACCCATGACGAAACCCTCGACGACGGAACGCATATTGATGTGCAGGTGAGGCTTTCATCCACAGGGCAGACACAAATGTTCATCGGCGTCTACGCACCTCAAGGCATGGCTGTGCACGAGGAGGCGTTCGATTCCCGTCCTGGCGAGTCGATGACTCGTGCGATGGCATGGGGCGTAGGGATGGCGCGGAAAATCGCCGTCGAGGGCAAGCCGGCAGTTAAACCAAAAGCTGCTGCTGGGTAGTGTGGTGCTGGCGGGGTTGGACCGTTAGCCTCGGTCCAATCCCCACACGATCATTCAACCGGCCCCTCATATACGGGTATCGGGCCGCGGTAGAGCTGAGGGTCGTAATGGCGCCCTGGCTTCGTGGCAAAGAACTTTCCGCCTTGCTTCCCATCTCGGCGTTGGGCCAGGTAGGCCACAGGCTCCCTCGACGGTGTTTCTTCCAGCGCTTTCAATATTCGTACCGCTGCTGCGCTTCCTTCGGGTAGTTCCTCCAGCGCTGCTTCCAGCACGTCGAGCGGTACGCTGATCATCTTATGGTTACTACGCATCAGAACTCCATAATTCCCTCATCGTTGCCTTAATAGGCTAGCTCAGCCTACCGAAATAGAGCTTTCCCCAGCCAATATCATTCTGTTCTGGGCGCATATCGCGGCAGTGAATAGAGGTGAGAGGGGTTACAGTCGGGTGGAGTACATCCGTACTCCTCGGGTCAGGATGGCTTGCTGGTGGGGTCGGGCTGGAGCGCGAGACCCCTGACGGCTTCGCTGTAGATGTACTTGATCTTGTCCCACGGGATGAGGTGGCGCTGGCCATATTCACCCTCGCCATCGCATATCTCGCAGCCTTCTACCGGCTCATCCAGTTCGCGGCATTCCGGGCATTCCTGGGTGACCTCCAGCTTGAACTCACCGAGCAGCAGTGCCTTGGCGCCGTTCTCGGCCGTGAGCCGCTTGGGCATCAAGCAGTATTCGTCAGGGATGGATGGCAACGGCCCGACAAGGACAATCGGCAACCCAGTCTCCGCCGCATCCCTCTCTGCTTCTTCTTGGTCCACCAGATGGCAGTACCAACCATCCAGGCTATTGGCTCGGGGTGGGGCTGCGGGGCTGGCTGCGGCGCATTCTTCAGCAGTGCACTCCAAAGAGACCTTGCAAGGTCCGGGTGCATGCATACGCCATTGAGCATTTCACGCGTCAGCACGCGCGGCACGCTGACCATCTCGGTGTTGCTGGATTGGTTTTCCGTGGGCATGGGGATACCTCAAGCGAGTCGTTCAAATTGTTGTTGGATGCGCCGGCCGATCCAGCGGACGACGAACACGGCCTTGCTGTTGCCGATAGCCTTGTAGCGCGGCCCGTCCGGGCATTCATCGGCGGGCTTGCCGCGATAGGGGATTCGAGTGTGGTCGCCGGGGAAGCCCTGAAGCCATTCGCACTCGCGAGGGGTGAGGCGGCGAACACCAGCCCCCCCCTGGACCATAGGCTGGCCACGCCCGGTGCCGTCTTCGCTTGCATCGAAGCCTTCAGCCTTCAGCGTGTGGGTGATCTCGCCAGTGATACAAACGGCGACCTGACCGCCGGCGTTGGGGTGGCTGGCGCCGTGGCCCATTGCACGTAGCGTCGGGGCAAGGTCTCCGGCGTCGGCACCGTGGTCCTTGCAACTGAAGGCCAGCAGGGCGTTCTCCTGACCGCTGTTCCGGCCCAAGGCAAATGCCTGGTCATTAAGAACGCATGGATCCTGCGTGCCGTGCACCACGAGCATGCCGTTCTCGGCGTCCTGCTGGGTAGCGCTGCCGGCCGCTTTGCCGTTGGCCTGTAGCGTTCCCGCAACCAGATTGGTTGGCATGCAGTCCTTTCCGGCCGGGATCCCACCATTCTTCGCGTAGCTCGCAGTGAGCGCGCTGGCGATCTGCAGGCCGCCATCAAGGTCGAAGTCTGTGCCAAGACCGCCCCCTGCGCTGGTCCGAGAGCTCAAGGTGCCGGTCACGTACGCGTCGGAGTCGAGCCGGTGACTGGCATTTGGCTGTGCCCGGAGCGACGGGGAAATGCAAAAGGTCTCGCTCTCGATGTCCAGGCGCGTGTCCTTCGCAGTTAGCGTTGCAGCCTGGCTGACATCACCTTGAAGGCCGTGGCCGCCATAAGCTGGCACGCCGGCCAACACTTCGACCGCTGGCCCTTCCTCGCCCTCGCAGTTGGGGCAGCCGTAATGGCCTAGGCCTGGACCGAAGACGTATCCGCATCCGCACTGGAGCGCAGGGCCGAATGGAGCTCTTCCGGCAAGGTCTTGCCCCTCGCCTCGGCGCGGCGGAGTATCCCGGCGCACGCCTTCGCGCTCAAAAAGTACTTCGAGGGGATCGAATCCTGCTCGAGCACTTGCGACAACGAACACACGGCGGCGACGTTGGGCCAGGCCGAAATATTGGGCATCCAGAACCCGCCATGCGACTGTTCTCGTGGGTCCATACACACAACCAGCGTTCTTCCATTTGCCCCCTGGCGGTTGGAGTTCTTCGGATTCGCCCACCAGGGCGCCGAGGAAGCAGCCAAACGCATTGCCTTTGTCGGAGAGGACTCCGGGGACGTTTTCCCAAGTGCAGACGGCCTCTGGCTCGCCGCGCATGATTCGAACATGGTCAATTGCATCGAGGAGCTCCACGTATTTGATGGTTAGGGCGCCGCGCGGGTCGGCCAGGCCTTCGCGCATGCCGGCCACGCTGAAGGCCTGGCAGGGTGTTCCTCCAACCAGTACATCGGGCGCTTGGATCTTGCCGGACAGCACCATGGCTGCCAGGCGGGTCATGTCGCCGTGGTTCGGCGTCTCGGGGTAGTGGTAGGCCAGCACGGCGCATGGGAACGGCTCGATCTCGGCGTACCAGTCGGCACTCCAGCCCAGCGGATGCCAGGCCTCGGTCGCAGCTTCAATGCCGCTGCAGACGCTTCCGTAGGTAATGGGCATAGGATCTCCGGTCAGGCGCGGGCGATGATGTCGGCCTCGGCCAGCTCGCAGAAGAAGGAGCAGGCGGGCAGTTTCTCGTTTCGCCGAACTGGGCCATCGCCGAGGTCACGAAGGGAGAAACGAACGTTGGTGGTGCGGTTGCGGAACAGGTAGGACCCTTCGCCCAAGTCGTCCTGAATTGCGCACAGCGCCTCAAATTGCTCAGGGAAGTCCTGGCGGATCGCCCGGAAGTAACCTTCGCCGCCCTTGACGCAGCCGATGCAGTTGGCGTTGTCGTAGCCCATCCGATACATCAGGGGCAGCTCGATACCGGCGCGCAGCAGGATGGCCTTGCAGTCGTCCTTACCCAGGCCGCTGTCTATCAGCGGGGCGACCACTGGGCGATCTGGATTTCGCTCTCTGAAATCCTCCAGCCGATCGGCCTCCTCGGCGGTGTAGCCGAACACCATCACGTCGCCAGGCTTCTTCCAAGTGTCGAGCAAACGCCTCTTGAGGATCTTCGTGCAGGGAGCACCGGTACGGCCTTTCATGTAGCGCTCGCGGCGGAACACCTCGTGGGCGTCGGCGCCGTACTTCTCATCTCTCAAAACGGTGATCGGCTGTCCGAACCAGGCTTCGCAGTCCCGGGCGAACCGGCGGTTGTCGGCTTCCTCGTTGGCAAGGAAAGCGTTGATGATCTGCACGTCGTGCGTGCTGCCGTAATCGGCCAGTGCCAGCTTAGTGGCCACCGCCGAAGCGGCGCCACAACTGAACTGGCAGACGATGCGATTGGGCATGGTGCCTGCTCCAAGCAGATCAGTAAGATGCAACGTATGCGGAGGACCTATTGGGCCAATTTGCTTCTAGCGCTTTGTGTATCCGTCTCACCCAGCGTTCGTCTCGCGAGGCTTCGATACCCATCCATCCTCCTTCGGCTGCCCAGGTTTCGAATCGGCAGTGCAGGTCTTCGATTCCTTGACCCCCGATCTGGTCGGTCGAAAGGAAGGCGAACCCGTCCTTGCTTATGCGGAGCTGTGCATTGCAGGTGTCATCCTGCGAGGCGATGAGCTCCTTCACTGAATCAATGGTGAAATTGTTTTTAAGATCAATACGCATAGGTACTCCAGGCGCCGCCCTCGCCGGGGAGGCGTTAATCGTTTGAGAGGGGAAGGCGCTGGCGGGCAGCGCCGTGTACGGTGATCTGTGCCACACTTAAGCGAGACGTCTAAGTCGTGCTTTGGGAGGCGCGGTGTTCATCAACGAGCTGAAATGGCGACCGCTAAGCCAGGCAGAGCGACAGAAACTCGACTTACTGCTCGAGGAGGCACGTCAGTCAAGAAAGAGGAGTAGCGAGGTGCGGTGGTGGGCTTACCGAGCCCGTATCATTGAGCTCCTGCTCGACAACCCGGCAGAGCGTGGAGAAGACACTGATGTCTCCAACCTGGTGGTTTTCCTAGCCAAAAGCCTCTCGACCGCCGATGTTAAAGATTTCGGCCCTGAAGAACGCATTGCAGGCAGACGGAAGATGGACGCATGTCGCGGGCTGCCCGGCGTCGCAGTCGAAGCGTTTGTTTTGTTCCAAAGCAATGTCGCTACCTCGCCTCGATATAGCCCGTTTGATGGCAGGTGTCTTGCCCCCGATCGAAGACGTCCTGTCTGAGGCGATCACGCGCACCGCCGTAGGGTCATGCAGCTTTCGCGTCTTCGAACTTGACGATCAACCGAGAGGTATCCGGCTGGCCCTCAGCCTTCACTTCGAAGCAGGCGAGCGAGTAGGAGCCAATGCCAGTGATTAAGCCCTGCTTGATGCTGTCGCCGATGGCGAACGGCGGCTGGGGGTTGTGCTCTTCGAACCAGGTCTTCACTGCCTCGCGCTCTGCCTCGTCCACCAGGTGGCCAAGTTCGTCGAGGGTGTCGATGTCGTCGCGCTGCATATCCCAGTCGGCCCACTTCGCCAGCTCTATGCAGAGATCGAAGCCATCCATGTGGCGGCTGTAGTGCTGCGCGAGGGGCTCGGCGTCGGCCTCAAGCTTCTCGGCGATGGGCTTGCAGCATTCAAGGATCATTTTCCTGGTGGCAGTTGGACGCGGTGGAAAGTGGTTCATGGCTTTCTCCATGCATGCGCCGCCCTCCGTGGCCGGATGCGGCAGATTGAAGAAGAGATAGGAATTGCTACTATCTGAGGGCCTGATTATTGGGGACATGGCAATGCTTCCGAGCGATCACTATTCGATGCTCCTCGTCATCGCGGCCGTGCTTGTGGTCGATGTCGTTGCGTTGGCTTTCTACCTGAGGCATAAGCCGTGAGGAGCAGCCATGGGCTGGCCATTACCCTGCAATGGGCATGGTGGCAATAAGGTTCGGGATGGAGTATTTACTTCTGGCCCAGCCGAGCGAGACAGTTAAATGAGAGATTTCAAATGGACTTTCATCAAGACCCCGGCGATTTCAGCGTCTACCTTGGCCAGACTGCCAGAGATATAACTCATGCGAGAACTAACTTCCTTGACAGGTTGGATCATTGGAAGCGTCTCGCGGACCACAAATACGGCCAATTGCTGTCCATTGACCAGCTGCCTGAGCAACGCGGCTTCGCGGGGTCGGTGCTGGGTAAGCCTTTCTCGTTACTTATCAGTCCTCTAGTAGTTCAAGGTAGGGGACGAATTGAGGTTGTGGTTACGATCCCAAGTCTTGCAGGGAAAGAAACGGAAATATCACGTTTTAACGTGGATCGAAACGGCGATTTGGCAGACGAATACGAGATCACTGGCGGCGATTTCGATGGCCAGATGGGCCTAAAAATTCTCATGGGCGTTGTGAAAGAAGTGCTAGAGCACCCAGTCCCAGCTGGCCATTAGTTTCGTTCTGTATCACTCCAGCAGTTGCTCATAAGGAAGAGCGAGATCGGCTGGTATCACAATGTAGCCACTGGCTTTATCTAAAGGCTGGATGATTTCGTCACCCGGATCCTGCTGAATCATCAGCATGCTCTTCCTGTCGAAGGCCAGGGCCAGGCGCGGTGAGATGCTGATCTCGTGACGCGGCGGGGTGAGAAACTTCGCCGCGTGCAGCTGGCCCAGGGCATGGATGCCGTGAATCAGCGCTTCGATCATCTGGCTGCATGTAGCGTCGGCCCAGCCGCAGATCGCCCGCAGGTGCTGACCCGTTCGCTTCCTGGCTGATAGCCGCAGCGGTTCGTTCCGCGCCACGTTTCGATGAGCATCGATTTCGTGGCGCGCGATCCTGAACAGCGCGTGATGCCCAAGCGCTTCGATGTGATGAATCATCAGCGTCATCGCCTCGCCCTGTTCCTCGATCCCGGCCCACTCCATCAGTTGAACCAGGGCCTGTTTAGTCCCTGGTCGAACCTTCAAGCGCAGGTCTTCTTCCTGCAGGCGCTCGGCCTTGGCGCGGCGTTTCTCGTCGCGGGCCTGCTGAGACATCGCCATACGGCACCTCCTTCAATCCGCTGGGCGGTAGGTTGAAATGCTCACGCCGCCTTGTTCTTTGCAGCGCGCTTCGGATTTTTCTGCTCAATCTCAAGGTCCATGTCGTTCCAGCCGGCCAAGAACCAGGCCCCGTGAAACGTGTGATAGGCGAATGGGTTGGCCATCTTTCCGCCACCGTTGCGGCGGCATTCCCGGCCAAGGTAGTAGACGCTGGGATGCTCGCCGCAGTCGCTCATGGCTATGCACCCATCAGGAGGTGGAGCGGGGCGAACGGGATGTCGTCGTCGAAGCTTTCGTAGTCCGGGCCATTGCCGCCCTGCTGGTTCTGCTGCTGGGCGGCCTGCCGCTGCTGGGATCGCTGTTGCTGGCGTGGCTGCTCAGACTGCTGGTTGTTCTGTGATTGCTGCGGCGGGCTTCCGGCGAACTTGATGATGATCACCCGGCCGGTGAGCTTCACCCCCTGCGTCTGGTCGGACTTGGTGAAAACCTCGACGTGCGCGTCGTCGATGGTGAAGTGAACCTGTTGGCCTTTGACCAAGTACTGGGCCATGGCCTCGGCCTGCTTGCCCCACAGCGTCGCGTCTACCCACTGGGTAGGTCGCTTGCCATCATTGCCCTTGCGGCCATATTCACAGGCGATCGCCAGATTGCAGACTGGGTCGCCGCTTGGGGTGTAGCGCAGTTCAGCGTCGCGGCCAATGCGGCCGATATCGGTAAGAGTAGGCATCGTGATTCCTTGGGTTATGCGGCCGCACCGAGCACCTTGTTCATGCGCTCGTCGAGGATTTCGTAGAAGGTTTTCACCCGTTCGGTGAGTTTTCGGATCATCACTTCGTCTCGGTACACGCGCTTGACGAAGAGGGGCATGCCAGGCCAATAGCTGATGAAGTCCAGCCACTCGCGCTCGGATACCCACAGGCCGCCCTGGCACTGGGCGACGTGCTCCTTGGGCACTTCACCGTTCAGGATGACGCTGACCTGAAACTTTGGGAGCTTGGTCTTGATCTCGGTCAGGCCCTGGTCGCCCACCAGCGCGTCAGGCGAATAACCGATGCCGTGATTGAGGATGATCCCCACTGAACGGGTTTTTATGCTTTCGCGGTCCTCGTACAGGCCACGGGCGACGCCCTCTAGTTCGTGGCCGCGAATCGTGGCCTTGGTCTGGAATGGGATCTCGGCAGCTTCCTCGGTGATGCGCTCGCCGATCAGCTGGTCCATGTAGGTGAATGCGGCCACTCCGAAGCCAGCTTCACCCTTGCCGGCGACCAGCAGGCAGTCAAGTTCGGAGCAGGTGATGATGCCTAGGCGAAGGGCGAGCCATTCCGGCGCGCCCTGTTCTACATCAGTGATGATCTGCATCTTGGGCCTCCTGAGGCGCAGACTCGTGCTGCTTGACGGATTTGCTGAGCATGCCCAGCACCTGGTCGAACGCGGCTTTCTCTACCGCCGACGGCGTGCCGTGAATGTTGGCGAATGCCTTCTTGGCCTTTTCGCTGCATCGCTCCAGCAGCATGGCCAGCTGGGCGGCCTGTACTGAGGTGACCCGCGGCGTCACTACGGCGCCGTTGCCGTCGTCGTCCTCGCCTGTGGTGGTGAAGTTGAGCAGGGCGCCGGCGGTGTAGCGTTTGCCATAGCTCACGCTCGAGGCGACAGCCTGGACGCCGTTTTTGCTGCCGCTGGTGTCTGCCGGTAGGAGCAGAGAAGTGGTCTCGCGATGCCCCGCCCGATGGCTCAGGACGCCTTCAACCTCGATGCCGCGTTCGTTGCGCGGCGTGCGGAAGGAGAGGGCGAAGCCGTGACGGGCCAGAACCGGCTTGATCATCTCGTTGATGTCTTCCCAGAGTGCGTAGGTGCTCTGGATGCGGCCGTTCTTGTCCTTGATGCCGCCTCGTTCGCCGATAACAGGCAGCTCTTCCTGCATCGCGGCCAGCGCCTCGTCGTACTGCTGCTTGGCCTGCAGCGCCTGGATGTTCTGGTGCATCACCATCAGGCGCTCCATCTTGTCGATGTCAGCGGTTGGGGACATGGCCACCTTCTGAATGATCTGCAGGATGGTTAGCGACTCGGCAGCGATGGCCGGTGGCTGGGATTGGGTATCGACCCTGGCTACTTGGCTCATGGTGACCTCAGTACTGGATGGTGATGTTTGGGATCTTGCGCTCGGCGATCAGGGTGATTGCCTGCTTGGCGCATTCCTCGGTCATGCCGCCGGCGACGAAGGCGTCCAGGGCGGCGCGGTTGATGCTGCGGCGGTGTGCGACGTCGCGCTCTCGAGCTTCCTGCTGGCGCACAATCTCGGCGGCAGCTGCATCGGCCCGTCGGCGTTCTTCCTGGCGCGCCTGCTCGGCGGCTTCTTCAGCTCGGCGGGCGGCGGTCTGGCGCTCTTGTTCGGCACGCTGCTCGGCGGCAACGCGGTCGGACTCGGCCTGAATCCGGGCGCGCTCGGCTTGCTCGGCCTCCAGTTTGAGCTGTAGTCGCTGATTCTCGGCTTCGCGCTCTTGCGCAGCGGCCTGGTCAAGCAGTTCCTGCTCACGGCGGGCTGCCGCATCGCGTTCTGCTTGCTGCTGGGCCACGCGCTGACGCTCAGCCTCGACAGCGGCCTCCTGGGCTGCCCGAATGCGGTCCTGCTCGGCGCGCTCTTCTGCTTCGCGGCGCAGGCGGGCCAGCTCGGCCTGCTCAGCTTCGAACTGCTCGCGCTTCTGAAGTGCTGACCGCAGGGTGGAAAGCACCTTGTCCTTAGTGTTGGCCGCTTCCGCCTCGAATTCCTCCCAGTGGGCGCCAAGCTGCATGCCTTCGGCTTCGGCTATCAGGCCTTTGAGCTGCAGGGAGTTCAGGTCACCTAGGTCGTCGGCCAGTGTTTTCAGCCAGTTCAGACGGTCGTTGTGGCGATCAATCCGCGCGTCCTCGGCGGCCTCCCATTCGGTGAGTGGCCGGCGCGTCTCGTCCCGCAGCGTGTCCATCTGGATCACAAACTCGCGCAGCTCGGTTTCGACCACCTTCGGCATTTCCTTGAGCCGGCGCAGATAGTCGCGACCCGGCTTCTCGACAGCGGTCTTCGACTTGCTGACCTTGGCGGCCAGGCTGGCGATACGCTCGCGGCCCTTGCGGGTGGTCAGATCGGGCACTTCGCCGTCGATCTCGCCCTTCACCAGGTCGATGAATTGCTGCAGGCCGCCGGCCACGTAGATGGCCGGGGCGTTCGCCTCGCTGATCTCTTCGATCGCGATCAGTTTCGGTTCTGCGGACATTGGAAAACCTCGCGCCAGGCCGGCGCCGTCAGTTGAAAGGGGAAATGCCAGGTCACCCAGGCACGGAGGTACGCTCCAGGCCCTGGCTGCGGTGGATGGTTGCGCGCTCTCGCCGCTTACGCTCCCGAAGGGGTACGGTTATCCCGAAGGGCCGCCGTGCTCGGCTACGTGATTCAGGAAGTGATGCTGCCGGCCAGTGCGCTGGCGAGCATGAAGAAGGTGCAGGCGAAGAGCATGGAGAAGGAGCCGCGCCAGATGACCATGCGGCGGGCACGCTGGTAGCTGGTCATGGCCGAGGCCTGGCTGTGATTGGTCGGCGCTTCAGCCAGTCAGCCTTGATCGGGTAGGGCAGGTCTGCGACACGCATCCCAACCGGGAACTGGACGGTACCGCGCACCTGAGCGGCCTTCGCCTCTTCGACCTGCTCGTCGATAAGCGATTTATAGATTGGCGTGGTCATGCAACCTCCTTGCGCCCATCAACGATCTTGTTGAGGCGCGCGCAGTAGTGGTTGAACTCTTCGATGGTGATGCGCTGGTCGGCCATCATTTCGGTGAGCTGCTTCTGGATCATCACGGACCAGCTAACCGGGGTGGATGGGTCGGCCAGGGCATCCAGTTCGTTGTCGAGCAGGACGTGCGGGCTCATCGCTCGTTGGCCTGATCGGAGTCGTGCTGAACGCCTTCCTCGGCATAGCCTTCAAGCATCGACTCGGCGATCTCGAAGAGTTTGCCGCCGACGTGGTCGCTTGGGCCAAGGATGTCAGGGATCATGCTCTTCACCGGGCCACCGGCCTGCGCCTGGAGCAGGAGAAGAGCCAGGGCGTTCAGGTCGTCCTTCTCAGCCTCTTGTAAGGCACGAAGGTGTTCGGCGAGCTCGGCCACGAACTGCTCTTGGCGGACGCCAACCGGTCCGCCAAAGCGCTGCGGGATCAGAACGTCGCAGCCGCCAACCAGCTCCTCGGCCTTACTCTCGATCCAGTTCTGCGCCGCTTCCTGATGCGCTGAGTCGTCTTCCGGCTCAGCATGGTCATACCGCCATTGTGCTGCTCGAAGTGCGCCCATGGCGTCCTCCAGATTGGTTGAGCGGCCGCATTGGCCAGGAGTCAGGCGCGGGTGACCAAACCCACCGTGAAGGGTGGCCTGGCGCCTGCCAATGCGGTCGTATGTGAAGGGAAGGGGATGCGGGATGCATCGGTGGCCACTCTCCGGGGCAAACCGGGTGTCGGGACGCCTCACCATGCGGAGAGACGCTACCCACGCTCACAATTCGCGGCGATCAACTCGCGTTCAGAGTGGCCACCAATGCAGCCTGCGATGGGGAGCAGGGCATCGGGCAGTTAACGTCAGGCTGACGTGGCGCTGGTTGTTCAGATGATCGCGGTCAGGGTCTTTGAGCCATCGGCGTTCACGGTGGTGAGGTGCATCACCGGAGCGCTGTGCGAGCGGTGACCCTGGCGAATGATTTGATTTGCCTTGTCGAAGCGCTCGTTGAACTTGCCTTCACCGTCAGGCAGGTGAGTTGTGCAGGTCAGAGACGAGCAATCCTCGCCGTTCGGGCCTTCCCCGTCGTGAGCGATGTCGAAGCTGGCCTGCATTGCGATGCCCTTGTCCTTGCAGATGGCAATGATCTGCTGCATCAGCGGGCTGATCTGCTTGTCGTAGATCTCTTCTTTGTTCACGGTTCTGCTCCCTGTTTGATTTCCCGCCTGGCCCTGTCACCAAGGCCAGCCAGTGAAATCGCAGGCACAAAAAAGCCCGAGCAAATCGGGCTGTGTTGAAGCTGCTGAGGCTTATCGCCTGCTGCTGGGGATATCCGCGTAGCTGACGAAGAGGTACTTCCCGCTCCCCATGGCGAAGTAGAGCCAGCCGGCTTTGATCTCTGGATCATCTTCTGAGGTGCGGGCCTCGTTCCAGCAAAAGCCTGGAACGACCTCAACGCCGCGATGCTCTTCGACAATCCTCTGGATACTCAACTGGCCAAACTCGCCCGCCTTGGCGATCAGGCGCTCCATGAATTCGCTGGCTTTCACGTTTACCTCCTACCTGTTTTCGATGTGAGCAGTATTGCATGTTCGATTCCCAATGCCGCCTCATCGAAGCGGCATCAGTGAATCATTCTGTGTTTCTCCGCACCCGCTTACCAGGTCATTCACTCAGTTCGGTCAACACCTCGTCCGCCGTCGCAGTGGGCTGCGCGTGGGCAGGCTTTCGGGCCTGTCGGATCGCCGGTCGCCGGTAGAGGCAAGTGCGGTTTTGTTCATCGGTTTACTGACCTCCCACCGATGGAGCCGGGAGTGACCTAACCGGCTGGGCCGGGTAGTCGGGCATGGCGCTGGCTGTTAAAGAGCGGCGGCCTGTGTGGGGGGGCCTCGGCAGTCCCTGGTGAGTGACTGCGTAAAGTAAAAGTAGCACTGCTGTTATTGTTGAGTCAACAGCAGTGCTAATAATTTTCTTGCGCCCACAAAAAAGCCCGCGCTAGGCGGGCCATTAGAATTCTTGGGGCTACATCGAGTCGACTTGGGCCTTCAGCTGATTCGCAGAAAGCTCATACTGGCGCTCATAGGACTCGCGGTCGTCGTCAATGATATGGTCGAGGTACGTGAGCCACGACACGTACATGGTAGCCAGCTCCGTCTTCAGGGATGGAAGCAGATCAACCTCAGCCTTGTACAAAACCTTTCCCTTGTCTTTGGCATCTTCTACGCAGGTCCTGACCACCTCCAGGCGGCGATGGAATGCTTCCGACCAGCGCTTGCTGCCTTCCCCAAATTTTTTTGCAGCGGCCCAGACCTTTGTTTCTTCGTGCATGGCGTCAAGGCTACAAATGGCAGGCAGGCCAGTCATCTTTTCGATGTAGGTAGGTTCCGCGAGAGCCACGCCTGACCAAAGGGTCGCGAGAAGCAGGGAAGCTGAGAGAAATGTACGCATCTGTGCTCATCCTGAGAAATAGCCATCCTACCACTCTGGCTATCCGCCATCACGCAGGCATGAAAAAGCCCGCAGAAGCGGGCCATTCGGGTAAAGAAGAGTGGATTCTTTAATCCGGTGGATTTCGCCGCTCCACGCCAACCACAATCGCCTGCTTTATTGCGCCATCGAGTATCTTGGCATTGATGCTCAAAAACACTGTGGTTCGTTCCCACTCGGCGTATTGCAGCACTTCCTTTTTCTCCTCGTTCAGCGAGGTATCTTCAACTATTGCTTCAAATTCTTCGGTGGATCGATGCTTTCTGATCTTGACCTTGAACTCGTCGGGATTTGAGGAATCCACCCGCACGATCCTATAAAAGCCATCTAGCCGCTTTTCAGCTGCCTTCCTGCGAGCGTTGGTCACAAGCTCCTGGGCGATATCGCCAGATACTGTGATTCCGCTTACAGTGGCTTCATCTGCGGTCGAGAACCCTTTTAGCATCTCTGTGCGAGCATCATAAACCTGGCGGCTGACGATCTCGAGGCGAGGCTGGGCAACCAGTAGCCGGTTAAGCACCTCAAGCCTGGCTGTCTCCTGCTTCGAGAGAGCCTCAATCGTAGAAAGCGAGTCTCGCTGCTCCTCAGTCTTGGCTTCTGCCGCCCTGACGTCCTTGCGATAGTTGAGGTACGCGGCATACGAGGTCTTGCCTGCCCATAGCACGCCAAGACCTAGTATCGTCACGACCATCATTTCTGGCGGCATCGTCTCTCCGGCCTTCTCGGCGAATTTGATCAAGACCTCTTGAAAGTCGACCTCGAAAATCGATGAACCTTCCTCGACTTTGACCTCGATTTCAAGCTCGTCCCTTTCTTCCTTGGATAGGCGACGAGTGTCGTCCGTATCGTACTGCGCGATGGCATATGACTTGTATATGACATTTTGCAGCTCAATGAAGGACTTCATCACGCTTGGCGTGATGCTGGATTCAAATTTGTCACCGACCAAGCGGACCTTGAGCTTAGGCCAGCCCTCGAGCTCTACGCCACCCTTGAAGCGAGCGCCATCAAGAAACTCTTGAATTACCTTGAATGCGTCATCTTCATTCCGGATTTTTATTGCGTCTGCCACAGAATATCCCTATAGGGCTGGTTCATGATGCTTCTTGAGCGACTAAAGATCCCCACCACGCCAGATCACCTGGCCGATGATCCGGTGCTCGTTGTCCTCGCTCCGGAAGAAAAACCGATCTGGATGCTGATCCTTGTCGTCGTTGTCGCTGCGCAAGATCCATTTACCGAATGGACCTTGAACCAGGCGCTTCACGATCGCGCCATCTGCGCCGGCCAGCACAAACACTTGCCGATCAACAGGGTCTATCCGAGAACGGTCGACCAGCAGGACGTCCCGATCATTGATCGTTGGCCACATGCTTTGTCCCTCGGCGTAGATCACTATCAGCTGATCAGCTTTGGCGCCCTTGACCTTCAGCCAGTCCCGCTTGAACGCGAGAGTTGAGCGAATCTCGACATGCGGGTTCTCGCTACCCAGGCCAGCTGCTGCCTTCGCGTCGTATTGAGGGACGAATGCATAGCGATCATCTTCCGACTTAGGAACGTCGGCGGAGACGGGCAGAGGGGAGTTGGCCGCCTGGGTATCGTGATCAAAGTGTTGCGCTGAAGACGCGCGCCTGATGCCTGCGGCCAGGGTGGGACTCACCTCGGCAGGCTCAAAGTCGAGAGCCTCCGACAGCTTGACCAGGGCCTCAAGATTGAGCGCGACCTTGCCCGTCATGTACTGGCTCACCGTGCTCTGAGGAGACTTCCACTCGCATCTCTCACCGACCTCGGTCTGAGTGAGTGGAGGCTTGGACGGATCTTCCCTAGATTCCTTGGCGCGCTTTTTGTAGATGTCGTGCAGCCGCTTCGCATCCGCGAGCTGCTCGGCAGACAGAGGGGTTCTGATCGGTTTCTTCATGCGCGTGATTTAGTAGCACCGCTGCTTCTTTCGCAAACAGCACTGCTACTCTTTGTCCTTGAATATTGTAAAACAGCAGTGCTAATATCCGATCAACCCCCTATGAGGCAGACCAGATGAACACTGTTTCCCTTGAGGAATACCTGGCCAGGCATGGAACCCAGAGCGACCTCGCCAAGGCTCTGGGGATTCAGCAAAGCGCCGTCTCCCAAATGTTCCGAGCAAAACGGGACATCCGAATCACCCTGCACGACGACGGACACATCGAGGCGAACGAGATACGCCCGATCCCAGCTCGTAAGTCGGCTGCGTAACCACTTTTCAATCACAAGGAAATCCCTGAATGCACCTGGACCCCGCCAACAAACGCAGCGAAGTGATCAAGTCGCGCTGGAAACCTGAAGAGGTTCGCAAGCTGCGCATGGAGGCCCGTATGGCCGGCATGCAGCTGGCTACCTACGTGCACGAACTGGCCAATCTCGGACGCCGACTGGGCGCCGCTGATCTGCTCCGCGAAATGAACGGTGCCGGTGAGCAGGATAAGACGGCCTGAAGCCCCTATGGAGGGCCTATGCCTGAAACCACCTTCGAATTGCTGCCAATCGAGGTTAAGGCTGAGGTTCGACAGCTGGCTGCCGACCTCGGCTGGAGCCTGGAGAGATCGACCGACGAGTACCTGGAGATGAGTCGATCGCTAGCCATCCAGGAGCAATTGAGACAGATGCGACACAAGGCCCCCGTGTTGGGGCTGGTAGTACACAAAAAGGGCCTCGATGGGACCTAAAAGCGGGCAATGAAGGCCCTGTTATCCAAACCGATGGACCACGTAGCAACCAGGGGTACACCTGATGGCCTATGACGACAAAGCTCACCGCCACGACCACCAGGTCAAGGTCCGCTTGGATGACGAGGACTTCAACGAGCTGAAGGGTTACGCCCTGGAGCTCAAGGCGCAACACAGCGTGCTTGCCCGGGAAATCATCCTGGCCGCGCTGGCGTTCAAGAAAGAGCACGGCCACCTGCCGCTGATCAACGAGAAGAAGGCCAGGGCCTGAATAGGGTCATGGGAGGACGAATGTCGCCTGCAAACGAAGCAGTACAGCAGCACGACGTAGAGATCGCCCGGTTCCGCCGGAATGACTTTGCGGATCTGGAGGCCTGGGCGGAGGAGGTCGGTGTGAGCACCGATGAGCTTGCCGCGCAGATCCTGAAGAAGGCCGCGCATTTCCTCGGTCAGCGGGGAAAGCCCAAGAGCAGCAACGTGGTGCCGTTCGCGGCGCCGAGGTAACCGTCAGATCCCTAATTAGGGACCGGCGGCACAGGTCCCTCATCAGGGACCACAAATCGCAGAGACAAAAAAGCCGGGTTCGCGGCCCGGCTCTCTGCAAAACATAACTTGTGAAAGGATTATGCATATGCAGACCCAAAGTGTACAGGCCCTCTCAAGGGTCGCGCCACAAAATGAGACCCACGGTTTTGTGGCGCGCACGATGTCTTCGCGTGAAATCGCGAATCTGACCGGCAAGCGCCACAACAACGTGAAGCGCGACATCACCGCCATGCTCGCTGACCTGAAAGAAGATGCGCTCAGTTTTGAGCACATCTACCTGGACGGCCAGAACCGCGAGCAAGTGCAGTATCTACTGGACCGCGAGCACACCGATTGCTTGCTGACTGGGTACAGCCCTGCGCTGCGCATGAAGGTAATCCGCCGCTGGCGTGAACTGGAAGGGCAATCCGAGGCCCGCCAGGCAGTGATGGCCAACGGCACCAAAGTGGTCGGCGAGATCGCCCTCATGGAGTGCTTCACGCGTCTCCTGAAGCCTGCCGCGTCCTGCCAGATGCAGATGCTGGCCAAGATCGCCGAGAACAACGGCCTCGATCCGAAGTTCCTCCCCAGCTATGCAGTGGATGCACCGGCTGACGCAGCCGGTGGCAGTTCGTTGCCGACCAAGGCCCTAACCGCCTTGCTCAAGGACAACGGTATCCGCATGTCGCCCGCGTCGTTCAATAAGGCCCTGCAGCAGGCCGGCGTGCTCAAGGTCATGCAGCGCAAGAACTCCAAGCAGGAAACGGTCACCTTCTGGGCCATCACTGACAAGGGGCTGAGCTATGGAAAGAACCTGACCAGCCCTCAATCGCCTCGCGAAACACAGCCGCACTGGTACGTAGATCGCTTCCCTGAACTAGTTGAATTGGCAGGGAAGGGGCGCCCATGAAAGTCGTGACTCTTGTTGTTGAAGCCGCTGTCGAGCCGATTCACCTAGGTATGCAGCTGGCGGGCGGACGCGTCACCGCTGCCGGAATCGGTGACTACTCGTTGTATTGCGAACTGATGGAGGATGCCAAGGACCTTGTGTTACTGATCGAGGACGGAGCACTCACGCGTGACACAGTTCTCGAAGCTGCGGCTCAGAAGGTGCGCGACCTTATCACCGCGCTCGACGATGCTGGTGATGGCCTGACTTCCCTGCATGACGCATTGCGCAGTGACGCTAAACGGTATCGCTACATGCGCGACTTCCCCTACAACAACCTCGCCAGGGCGGTAGGGATCACTGATGGCCGCCATTTCTGGCTTCAGTACGCTGCTGCTGACCAAGCCGTTGATGAGGCGATGGCTGACGACGCTGAGCTTCTTGCGTGCATGGCGCAGGAGCATGACCAATGACCGACATCCCGCGTCAATTCAAGGGTGTCTGGATCCCTGCCGAGGTCTGGCTAGATCACTCCCTGTCGATCACCGAGAAGGTGATGATGGTAGAGATCGGTAGCCTGCAAGACCCTGTGCGCGGCTGCTACGCCAGCAACAGTCACTTCGCCAGGTTCTTCGGCCTGTCGAGTTCCCGCGTGTCCGAGATCATCAGTGCTCTCTCGGCCAAGGGCCTTTTGCGGGTCGAGCTGATCCGTGATGGTCGACAGGTTGTCGAGCGCCGCGTGCGCCTTTCCAACCTATTCGGAAAGTCGAATACCTATTCGGAAAACGCGGCGACCCTATTCGGAAAAGGCGGTGACTCCTATTCGGAAAACGCGGAGGAGAGTAATACAAAGAGCAACAGTACAAATGAGGGTGAGCGCGGGGCCGCCAAGGCGTCCTCGTCCGCTTCGCGCAAGACTTCGAAGTTTGACCCTCTGACTGCCTGCCCGGCCAATGTCACTCCCTCCGTGTGGGCCGACTGGTGCCAGCATCGCCGCGAGATCGGAAAGCGCCTGACCAAGACCACCTGTGACCGCCAAGCCAAGACCCTGGCCGGCCACCACGCACCCGACGCCGTGATCAACCAGTCCATCAGCAACGGCTGGACCGGCCTGTTCCCGGAGAAGGTTCTGCCAGGTGCGCAGCAGGGCCAGCGCCGCCAGACCAACGAACCTGACTTCAACGACTCCTCCTGGGCCGAAGGGCTGATGGTGCGCACATGAAATCAGCAAACCAACTGATGGCTGCAATGCAGAACCGTCCGCCAGAGCTGCACGGCGGGCCGGTGGTTGTCTCCATCGAAACCGCCGAGGTGGTGAACGACCTGTTCCGTCGCCTGCGCGGGATCTTCCCGGCCTGGCGCCAGGCGTGGCCGTCCACCGAAGCCCTGGCCGCCGCCAAGGAGGAGTGGATCAAGGAGTTCGCCTCCGAGGGTATCCGCACGCTGGAGCAGATCGAGTTCGGCATCGAGAAGTGCCGCAAGCTCAAAAAGCCATTCGCGCCGAGCGTGGGCGAGTTCATCGCCATGTGCCAGCCGACGCCGGAGGACTTCGGGATGCCGGCACCGGCCGCCGCCTGGGTCGAGGCCCTACTGGGCGTGTACAGCCACGAGGGCGTGAAGATTGCTGCCGTGGCCACCGGCCTGTTCGACCTGCGCGCCGCCCAGCAGAACGACAAGGGCCTGCAGGCTCGCTTCGACCGGGCCTACGAGATTGTGCTGCGCCGGGCCCAAGAGGGCGAGCCACTGGACGGCAAGATCGCCACCGGCATCGGCCACGACAGCCAGAAGAGCGCCGCCGAACTGGCCGACGAGTACGCCACCCAGAAGCAGGCCCGCCTGCTGGAGATCCAGCAGATCCCATCCGGTGCGGCCGCGTGCCGTGCACACCTGCTGGCCAAGTTGAACATCAAGCGCGCCGGGCAGCCGGCTGGGGAGGGGATGTGAAGAGTGAAGTCTTGAGCAGAAAAACTGATCGGCCTCTCACCCGCGATGACACTTATCCGCAAGGTTTCCGCAGGCTTGAGGCCGGTGCACGAGATTTTATAAATCCGAAAAGTGTTGATCAAGGGGCCTGCATCGCTGAGTTAACCGTTCGCATGGAAGGAGGCGGCCCATGACTGAGTTCGCCATTCGCAGCAGTCAGGACCTGAACCGTCTGTACGGTGCACTGCATGCCATCGACCTGACGAACCCCAAGGTGGTGGTCATCAAGGACGAGAAGCGCCCAGACGTCTGCAACCGGAAGATGTGGGCCATGCTCCGCGACGTCTCCCAGCAGGTGGAGTGGTACGGCCGCAAGCTCACTGACGAGGACTGGAAGCACATTTTCAGCGCTGCGGTGCAGAAACAGGACGCGGTCCCGGGTATCGACGGCGGCTTCGTCGTCCTGGGCGTCTCGACCCGTAAGCAGTCGCAGAAGTGGTTCAGCGACCTGTTCGAAGTGATGCACGCCTTCGGCGCCGAGCACGGGGTGCGCTGGACTGAGCCGGATCGGTGGGGAGGGCAGTATTGATGCGCGTCGTATCCAAGAAGGTGCGCGAGAGCGCCCGTGGCCAGGACTGCACCGTCCGCATCCCTGGCATCTGCAACTTCAACCCGGACACCACTGTGCTGGCCCACCTGCCATGCGGGCAGAAGGGAATGGGCATGAAGGGCTTCGACACCGTGGCGGTCTACGCCTGCAGCGCCTGCCACGACGTGCTGGATGGTCGGGGGAAAGGCGAGGTGGACTGGTCCGACATGCCCCGGGCAATCGCTGAGACTCATGAGGCCCTGATCCGGGCCGGCATTCTGACCATCAAGGGGGCTGCATGACGGACTTGACACTACCGTGGCCACCGACCGTGTGCAGCCCGAACGCCCGGGTGCACTGGACTAGGAAGAGCAAGGCGGCCAAGTCCTACCGGGCAGCCTGCCACCTGCTGGCGAAGCAGGCCGGCATCAAAGCACCTGAGGGTGATGCATTGCTGCTGCTCGAGTTCGTGCCGCCCGATCGCCGCCGGCGCGACGACGACAATCTGCTGGCGATGTTCAAGGCCGGCCGTGACGGCCTGGCAGACGCCCTGGGGATCGACGACAACGTGTTCGCCACCCAGATCAGGGTGAGCAAGGAAACGATCAAAGGTGGCGCTGTGCGCGTCCGTATCGAGGCACAGAAGGGAGAGGCAGCATGAACTGGACAATTCTGGATACTGCCAGCGCCATCCTGCTGGCCATGACCATCACCTCCACCTGGTGCGTAGTGCGCGGCCAGTTGATCGCAAACCGCCGGAAGAAGGAGCAGGGACGATGAAATACCAAAGCGTATTGGCAGCAGTGGTCCGAGCATTGGCGGCTGAGACCATGAGCGGCGTAGGCGGCGGCGACTTCGAGCCGAAGGTCCAGGCCTCGAAGCTCAAGGGGGAGATCAGCGGCAAAGACGCGGCGATGCTGGTGGACTGCTGGGTGCACGCTCGCTTGCACAGCAAGTTGATCCCGCGGCACTGGAATGCCCTGACGGCCAGGTACTCGACCCACAAGGCGAAGAAGGTCGAGGCCATTGGCAAGCTGGTGCCCCTGATCGCTACCCAGGCGCCGAACCTGTTCCGGTACAAGGCGGTCACCGCCTGGGCCATCCCACCGGTGAAGGGCGTGCAGGCGTCATCGGGCAACGAGATCGCGAGTCGTTCGGCCCGTGAGCGGGCGGAGTGGGAGTCGCTGAACGCCGGGGTGATCAAGCACCTGGCGGGTGGCGAGATGCCGGAGGACACCGGCCAGGCGCGCCGGGAGCAGTATGTGAAGCGCTCTACCGACATGATCGTGCTGCCGGCCGAGTTCTACGACATCAACACCTGGGATGGCCAGGGCCTGAACCGGACCACGTACTGGCGCTGGAAGAAGGGTATCGAGAAGGTGCTGGACGAGATGGTGGTCGAGGCATTGGCCGCGTCTAGCAAGATACTTCAGGAGGAAGGCGTTTTGATGGCAGATGCCGCTTGACACCTGTGCAACGATGCAACATTATTTGCTCATCCTGTCATTCCTGCGTGTGTTGAGGATTGACGAAAAGAACCCGGCCATCGTGCCGGGTTTTTTATTGCCCGAAGAGGGCCTCAAGAGTCCTGTCACCCCCCCGAGCGAGGTCGGATAGGATTTTTTTTTGTAACACGGAACGTTTTGATAGCACTATGATTCTGATAGGTTGCTAACTAAACAAACATGGAAGACCGTGATTATGAAAACCGTTCTAGCTGCTGCAGCGCTGTCCCTTGTCGCTGCGTCCGCCGGAGCAGCTGAGCTTTCCGGGGCGCTGGGTGCGACAAGTCAAGGTGGCATTACAGCGCGCGTAGGCGTTGGCTTTAACTGGGACAGAAGCTGGTTTGAGTCCAGCGCGGGCCGTCTAACCGGTTATTGGGATGCTGGGTATACCTATTGGGAGGCCGGAGATGCTTCCGGCGGCGCTCACTCGCTGTCCTTTGCGCCAGTTTTCGTTTACGAATTCGGCAGCGGAAATGTGAAGCCATTCGTTGAGGCGGGTATCGGCGTGGCAGTCTTCTCTGGTACATCCGCAGGCGACCAAGACTTTGGTTCGGCCTTCAACTTTGAAGACCGCATCGGCGCTGGCCTGAAGATCGGCGAGACGCAGAAGGTTGGTATTCGAGCGATTCATTACTCCAACGCTGGTATCAAGCAGCCGAACGACGGCATCGAGTCGTTCTCGCTGTTCTACAGCCACCAGATCTAACTCTTTCTGCGTAGCTCCCTTGCCCGCCAAGTGCGGGCTTTTTTGTTTCTGGAATAGGGCCTAAACAGGCCCTTCAATAGCCTCGTTGGTGGATGGCGCTCAGGCAGCCTCAACCGATATCGACAATCGTTTGCCCATGGCGGCAAAAGCGCTCTCTAGCTGCTCCATCTTCGAAGTGTGCAGGAAGTCGACCAAGCGATCTCCCTGGGTCTGGGATACACCCAGCAGTCGACACAGATCGGCCTTGCGCATACCTCGCGCCATCATCTCGTTCCACAGCGCGATTTTCGCCACGGTGACTGCTGGCAGGTGGATGACCACCTCTCCCTCCTTGGCCGAGGTTGCCTCTGGAATCATCCATCGCTGGTCCGCATAGAGCGACAGCGTGGACTCGATGGCGTCGATCGCCTCGCTGATCGCATGCTCGCGGTTGTCGCCATAGCTGTTCAGTTGTGGCAGATCACGGCAGAAAACGGCAACGCCTGGCGCGGTGCCGTCCTCTTCAAAGCGGATTGCATAGTCGTACATGGTCACTCCTCAGGGTGATGCGTTCAGCGGTCATAGGCTAAGGGGGCTCTTAGAGCCCCAGTTGCTTGATGATCGCCTTGCGGGTCGGTTCGGGCATTTCCTTAGCACCGTGGTCCGCGAAGACAGTCTGTTTGCCGTTTGGGGCTGTGATCTTGAAGTGGCTTCCTTTCGCCGCTTCGAAGGTCACCCCGTGGGCCTTCAACCATCGTCTGAACTCGCTGAACTTCATCACCTCGTCTCTGTTGTTTGGATAGGTCTAGCATACAGCAGATTTGTGGTAATACAACATATTTGTGGTGTTTCCGTAGGGTGCACCTGGAGATTACGGATGGACCCGACCGACCTCGGCCCAGGCACAGCCACCTGGCTGGGCGGAACGGGCACTGTATTGCTGGGCGGCTTCTTGTGGCTGCGCAAGTTCCTTTCCAAGGACGCCGCCGACCGCGCCATGGACAATGCCGACATCGGCACTGTCCGCCGGCTGAATGAGCTGCTCGACTCCGAGCGCGAGGCCCGCAAGTTGGCCGAGGCTCGTGCCGACCAGTTCGCCAAGGAGCGCAACGAGCTCGCAGCAGCAGTAGGGCGGATGGAGGGGAAAATTGAAGCCCTCACCAGCCAGGTGGGCCAGCTCACCGAGAAGGTGACCACCCAGAGCGCCGAGATTTCCCGGCTTCGCTCCCAGCTTGGAGGTACAGCCTGATGGACAAGTGCGCACTGGAATTCATTGCTCGTCGTTGGTGGCGCCGGGCTGAGGTGTGGGTGATTGCAGCCTTGCTGATTGCAGGTGGAGCAGTACTCGGCTGGCAGTCGGCCTATTGGGCCATGGCCAATACCCAAGCCCACCAGGTGGACGAGATCCGCAGCGCCTACGATGCAGCTATGGCCGAGCGGGACAAGCGTCTGGACGACCTGACCCGCAAGACCGAGAGTGCCGTAACTAAGGCGTCAAAGGCAGCGACCACCGCTACCCAGGCCGCTGACAAGGCTGATGAGGCCCTGAATCGGGTAGCACCGTAGAAATCATCTGCTGAAAAGGCACGGCCCCAGCTGTTGTCCGGCGAGATCACAAGCCGACTTCATGTCTACTAGCCCTTGAGCGAAGCAGCCGGCTAGTAGGCCGATCAATGCGGCAACAATCAGATGGAAAAGTACACGGTCAGTAGGGAGCGTCTCGCGTTTCCTCCAAGCGTCCAAGCATCGAGCGCCGTAATTGAGCATGTAGAGCCCCATAAAAAGAGCGACGCCCGCTGCCGAGTAAAAGCCGAGCGCCAGTATTTCGAAAACCCTGAAAAATTCCATGCACGTCTCCTTTGTTGAGTGCGACCCAATTCAACCATTCTTGGCTGCTGCTTGCGACTCAACTCGATGCAGTTGCTATGTCCGTGAGGCTGAGTGAGCGAACACGCTATGAGTAGGCCTACACCACCTGCTGATCTTGTTGAATCGCTATGGCTCACCCTGCGCCCAGCCACTGGTGTGTGGGACTGGGTGCAGAGTGAGATCCTCGCAGAGACCGGCAGCATCCATAACCCCGAGCACGCCCACCTGATTGACGCCAACATCGGTGTGCTGTGGGCATCGAGCGGATTCGGCAAGCAGGGGCGGGTGGTACTTGGCCAGACCGAGCAGCTCATGTTTCGAGCTGGCGGATGGCAGAAGGCCCGGCAAGAGCAACAGATGCGTCAGTGGTTCGGCGAGGTGCCGGCCTACCTGATTACCCTGGCCGCCGATTACTGCGCCCAGTGCACCGACGCTGAGTTCTGCGCCCTGGTCGAGCATGAGCTCTACCACATTGCCCAGGCGACCGATGAGCACGGCGCTCCCAAGTTCACCCAGGAAGGGCTGCCCAAGCTCTACCTGCGCGGTCACGACGTCGAAGAGTTCGTCGGTGTGGTGAGGCGCTACGGTGCCAGCAACGACGTACAGCAGCTGATCGACGCTGCAAGCAGGCCGCCTGAGGTGGCCAAGATAAACATTTCGAGGGCCTGCGGAACCTGCCTGCTCAAGTCGGCCTGATGTGAGACAGGCATAAGACGGAATCCAACCTATGGCAGCCCTGACAAGCGATGTAAAAGCCTTCATCGTTCAGGCTTTGGCGTGCTTTGACACGCCTACCCAGGTCTCACAAGCCGTCAAGCAAGAATTCGATATCGATGTGAGCCGTCAGCAGGTCGAGCAGCACGACCCAACCAAGCGCGCTGGGGCCAATCTGGCAGCGAAGTGGCGAACCCTGTTCGAGGATACCCGCAAGCGCTTCCGCGAAGAGACGGCAGAGATCCCCATTGCCAATCGGGCGTTCCGTCTTCGTGGCTTGGGAAGGATGGCCGTGAAGGCGGAGAACATGCGCAACCTGGCGCTGACTGCCCAGCTGTACGAGCAGGCCGCCAAGGAATGCGGCGACATGTACATCAACCGTAAGCTCGAACCCGACAAGCCCCTGGGCTCCCAGGCGGATCAGCCACACGCCGTTGCTGAGTACAAGCTGGAGCCAGACGAAGGTGTCCCGACTACCCCGTACCTATGACCCGCCGGTGAAGCTGACGCCGAAGCAGGCGAACATCTACGTCTGGGGCTTTCAGCCTCAGGCGCGCTTCCGTGATGCGGTGTGCGGGCGTAGATTCGGCAAGACCTTCCTCGGCAAGGCCGAGATGCGCCGCGCGGCCCGGTTGGCTGCGGAGTGGGGCGTTAGCGTTGAGGACGAGATCTGGTATGGAGCGCCGACGTTCAAGCAGGCCAAGAGGGTCTTCTGGCGCCGGCTGAAGCAGGCCATCCCTGAAGCATGGCGCGCGGCCAGGCCGAATGAGACCGAATGCTCGATTACCCTCAAGTCCGGCCACATCATGCGCGTGGTCGGCCTGGACAATTACGACAACCTGCGGGGCTCCGGCCTGTTCTTCGTGCTGGTGGACGAATGGGCGGACTGCCCGTGGGCAGCCTGGGAAGAAGTGCTCAGGCCAATGCTCTCGACCTGCCAATACACGATCCCCCAGACCGGGGAGTCAAGAAAGGGCGGGCATGCGCTGCGGATCGGCACGCCGAAGGGCTTCAACCATTGCTATGACACCTATCGCGACGGGCAACCGGGCGGTGAGCCTGATCACAAGAGTTGGCAGTACACCTCGCTGCAGGGCGGCAACGTCCCGGCCGATGAGCTGGACGCCGCCCGGCGTAAGATGGATCCGCGCACATTCCGCCAGGAATACGAGGCCGGGTTCGAGAACTATGCCGGGGTCGTCTACTACACCTTCGACCGGGTCGAGTGCCGCACCAGCGAGCGCATCAAGCCCGGCGAGGCCGTGCATATCGGCATGGACTTCAACGTCATGAAGATGGCGGCGGTCGTCTACGTGGTCCGGGACGGCCTGCCGCTGGCGCTGGATGAGTTCCACTCGGTACGGGATACACCCGAGATGATCGAGAAGATCAAGGTTCGGTTCTCCGGCCACAGCGTCTCTGTGTACCCAGACGCCAGCGGCCAGAACACCAGCAGCAAGAACGCCAGCGAATCGGATCTGTCCCTCCTCAAGAAGGCCGGCTTCACAGTGGTGGTCGACTCGCAGAACCCCGGAGTCAAGGACCGCATCAATGCGGTCAACTCCATGTTCCTTAACACCTACGGGGAGCGGCGCTTGAAGGTCAACATTGACCAATGCCCGCAGCTTACCCAGTGCCTGGAGCGGCAGACCTACACCGACAAGGGTGAGCCGGACAAGGACCCCAAGAAGGGGCACGACCACATGAACGACGCCGCGGGCTACTTCATCGCCAAGCGGTTCCCGATCAAGACTCAGTCCGCCGGCTCCCGCCGCATCGGAGGTTTGGCGTAATGCCTGTTCAATCCACCAACCCAGACTACGACGCTCACATCGAAGAGTGGCGGATGATGGACGACGCCCTGGAGGGCGAGGGCGCCATCAAGCGCAGCCCGCGCAACCTACCCAAGCCCAGCGGCATGACCGAGGCCGAGAAGCTGGACGGCGCTGGCAATGCTTACCTGTACCAGAACTACACCGCCCGGGCCCAGTATGAGCACTGGGTGCGGGACTCGCTGCGTTCAATGATGGGCCTGGTCTCGCGGCTGATCCCCGAGGTGAAGATTCCAGCGGGCTTGAAGGCCTTGGAGGACAACGCCACGGCCGATGGCTTCGGCCTGACCCAGCTGTTCCTGCGGATCGTTCGCCAGGCCATTTCCCACGGCCGGGTGCCGCTGGTGGTCAACATCGATGACGCGGGCCAGCCGTACTTCGCCACCTACGCAGTGCGCAACGCCATCAACTGGGACGCCGCCGACCAAGGCGGCCGCCAGGACCTAGTGCTGTCCGTCTTCCGCGAGTTCAGGCGTAAGGAGCAGGATCGCTACAGCCACGAATGCGAAACGGTCTACCGCGAGTTCTACATGGACGGCGCGGTCTGCCGCACTGGCGTGCGTAACGAGGCTGGTGAGCTGATCGAAGACGATCGCCCACTGGGCACTGTCGACGGCAGCAACAACCTGGTGCGCGGCCTGGGCTACATCCCGGTGATCTACTGCGGCTCCACCGACAACTCGCCTGACGTAGACGAGATCCCGTTGCTGACCATGGCCCGGGCTGCGCTGAAGTCGTACCAGCTCAGCGCCGACTACTTCACCGCGCTGCACCAGACTAGCCACCCGCAGCCGTGGGTGTCCGGCCTGGATGAGAGCGTGGAGCTCAGTGTCACTGGGCCATCGGCTGCCTGGGACCTGGGGCCCAAGGGGGCGTGCGGTTACCTGGAGTTTCAGGGCGCCGGCATTCAGGCCGTCCGCACGGCGATGGAAGACCAGAAGAATGCCGCCCTTGAGGCTGGCGCCAAGGTCATGGATGTTTCGGGCACCGAGTCGGGCGAGGCCCGCAAGACCCGACAGAACGACCAGCACGCCACGCTGCACAGCATTGTCATCACTGCTGCGGCCGCGATCGAGCAGGCCCTGCGGTATGCGGCGGAGTGGACAGGCTACGACCCGGACGACGTCGTCTTCACTGTCAAGCCGGAGTTCGTGATCCCAGAGGTCAACGCCCAGGTGCTGGCCGAGCTGCAGAAGAGCGTCATGGCCGGCACCATCAGCGCCGAGACCTACTGGCAGTACCTGACCACCGGGAAGCTTCCCGAGCGCCCCTACGACGAAGAGGCCGAACTGATCGGCGACAACCACGGCGCGGGCGGCGTCAACCTGGACAAAGACGATGGCGATGAAACCGGAGCAAACGGCGGACGAGAAGTTGCTGGAGCAGGCAAGCCGCCACTCGGTACTGCTTGAGCGGCTGAAGGCGGGCGAGGTCAAGAAGTTCGAAACCTGCCTGCGCCGGGCTGACAGCCATGTCCGCGACCAGCTCACCCGCAAGGAGCTGACCACCTACGGCCGGAGCCGGCTTGAGGAGTTCCTGGGGCGGGTAGGGGGCAAGCTGCTGGAGATCTACAAGGCCTTCAGCGACCGGATGCAGTCCGACCTGGTGGACATCGCGCAGTACGAGGCTGCATTCGAGGGGCGCAGCCTGGAGAAGGCGCTGCTGATCGATGCGGCCATGCCGACAGACTCGCTGCTCAGGGCTGCGATCAACACGCAGCCCCTGCAGGTGTCCGGCGTCGATGGCGGAAAGCTGCTCAAGCCTTTCCTGAGCGGGTGGACGCGCACCGAATCGGACAGAGTAACCAACGCCATCCGAATGGGGGTCGTGCAGGGCCAGACCAACGCCGAGATTACCCAGGCCATTCGCGGCACCGCGGCGCAGAACTTCACAGACGGCGTGCTTGCGGTCACGAACCGAAGCGCCCGGGCAGTCGTCCAGACAGCAGTCCAGCATGTGGCCACCACCGCGCGCATGGAAACGCTCAGGGCGAATGCCGAGGTGGTGCCTGGCTATCGGATCGTCGCCACACTGGACAGGAAGACCAGCGTGCAGTGCAGGAGCCTGGATGGCCGCGAGTACGAGATGGGCAAGGGGCCTGTGCCACCATTCCACATCCACTGCCGAACCACCATCACCCCGATCACCAGGTTGTCGGCGCAATTCGCCCAGGGAGCCACCAGGGCGGCCGTCGGCGCAGACGGTGGCGGGCAGGTCTCCGCCAGCCTCAGTTACTACCAATGGCTCAAAACTCAGCCGGCAGCGTTTCAGGACGCCGCTTTGGGCCCGGTGCGCGGCAAGCTGTTCCGCGATGGCGGGCTGACGGCCGAGCGCTTCGCTGCGCTGCAGCTGGACAAGAACTTCAAGCCGCTGACGCTGGACCAGCTCAAGGAGCTGGAGCCGTTAGCATTTGATCGTGCGGGGCTATGAGATCAGCAATCTTTTCGCTCGAGATCGAATTCCGTTAGCTCCTGAAAATAGACGTGGTGCCAATCCTCGATCTGTCTGGCCAGGTCTGCGCTCCGCTGGGCACGAGTGCCTTCATCATCAGTAAGCTGCATGGCTTGCATGTAATCGCCGATGAGATTCATCGTTTTCGTCGCGAGCTTTGGCGATGAGTGAGCCACAAGTGCCTCAGCGGAAGCGATAGCGTTCTCGTAACGCAATGCTAGCTCTTCGTGCGAAGGGTCAGGATGGTACGGGTAGGAGAAAGACTTCGAGAGGGCAACCAGCATGGCCTCTGCTCTAGAGCGTAATTTGTCCTCTCTTTCATCGAGCCTTTTTACGCAACTGGTGCGCAGCTCCTTCTGAATGGAGGTATGGGACGAATAGGCCTGGATGCCAATCCCTCCAGCGGTGAAAAAGCCGGCAACTATGGCCGCTTGAACCGTTACATCCAGCTTGGTCCAAGCCTTTTTGGGTTTGTCGGAAAGTGGTTTAGGACATTTCATCGGCGCGGTATCGAGGTTAACCCAGCTTCTGGTCGCCGCATCCTACATCAGCGCGTGTTTCCTTCGACCCGCTTCGGCGGGTTTTTTCATGCCCGCAAGGCGGGTCCATCCAATCCCCAGGGGATAGCCACATGCCTTTTGACTTCGACCCGGCCGCTCACGGCCTCACCCTCGATGAAACCCAAACCGCCGCGCTGAAGGCAGCGCTGGGCAGCGAGGTTCAGAAATTTCTGGACGGCGAGGTCTCGGGCCTCAAGTCCAAAAACACCGAGCTGATCGGCTCCAATAGGGCCATCAAAACCGAACTGGACAAGCTGAAAGGCCAGTTCGACGGTCTGGACATCGAAGCGGTGAAGGGCCTGTTGGCCAAAGCCGGCCAGGACGAAGAGACCAAGCTGATCGCCGAGGGCAAGCTGGACGAGGTCATCAGCCGCCGCACCGAGCGCCTGCGTACCGACCTGGACAAGCAGGTCAAGGCCGCCAACGAGCGCGCCGACAAGGCCGAGGCCTTCGCTGCCAAGTACAGCGATAAGGTGCTGGCTGACTCCATTCGCGCTGCCGCCATCAAGGCCGGCGCGCTGCCGGAGGCTGCCGAGGACATCATTCTCCGCGCTCGCGGCACCTTCAAGCTGAGCGAAGACGGCGAGCCCGTTGCCACTGATCGTGCCGGCGAAGTCGTGTACGGGAAGGACGGCAAGACCCCGCTGTCTCCTCTCGAATGGGCGGAATCGCTGCGCGAAACCGCTACCCACCTGTGGCCAAGGGCTCAGGGTGCCGGGCAGACCGGCGACAACGGTGGCAAGGCCACGAAGAAATGGGGTGATTACACCGAGACCGAGCGTGCTGCGATGGCTCGTGACAACCCCGACGCGTTCAAAAAACTCCAAGCCACCCGAGGAACCTAACCCATGGCATCTACCCAACTGTCGGACATCTTCGTTGCCGACTACTACGGCACTCTGGAGCCGGTGAACTCCCCAGAAAAAACCGCCGTTTACGAGTCGGGCATCATCACCCGATCGGCGACCCTGGACAATATCGCCAAGAACGGACAAGGCACTTCCGAGATCAGCTACTGGCAGGATCTCGACGCCGATGAGGCGCCGAACATCTCCAACGATGACCCCGACGACCTCGGTGCCGTTGGCAAAGCCGAGCAGGGCAGCATGCGTGCCCGAACCCTGTACCTCAACAAAGGCTACGGCGTCTCCGACCTGACCGCTGAACTGGCCAACTCCGAGCCGATGCAGCACATCCGCAATCGCTTCGGCACCTACTGGACCCGTCAGTGGCAGCGCTACCTGATGGGCGCGGCTCGAGGTGTTATCGCCTCCAACATCGCCAACAACGGCGGCGACATGGTGAAGGACGCTGGCGCATCGATCAGTGCCAATGCGTTCCAGGACGCTGCGTTCACCGCCGGTGACGCCGCCGATATGTTCGCCGCGATCGGCGTGCACTCGGTCGTGATGAACCAGATGGTGAAGCAGGACATGATCGAGTACCTACGCGACTCGCAAGGCAAGATCATCCTGGCAACCTACCTGGGCAAGCCGGTGTTCATGGATGACGGCTTGATCTACGCCCCAGGCCAGTACTTGTCGCTGTTCTTCGGCCAGGGCGCATTCGGCTACGGCGAGGGTAGCCCGCACATGCCGGTCGAGATGCAGCGCAAACCGGATGGCGGCAACGGCGGCGGTGCCGAGGTGTTGTGGGAGCGCAAGACCTACATCCTGCAGCCGGCCGGCTTCAGCTGGAAAGGCAGCAACAGCCAGAACCTCAGCCCGACTGCCACCCAGTACGCCAGCGCTGCGAACTGGGAGCGCGTTTTCGACCGCAAGCAGGTTCCGTTCGCCGCGGTCATCAGCGGCACCGCCACCCCTTGACCCCATGATGCGGGGCGCCGGCCTGGCGCCCTGCGCAGGAGATCAGCATGAAAGTCATCTACACCAACACCCCAGGCAGCGAGCGGGGTACCTGCTATCGCCGGCTGGACCAGTTTTTTGGCGTGATCGACGGCGCGACCTCAGTGTCCGTGCAGGGCGATGCTCCGCACATCGGCGAGGCGTACCAGCGCCAGGGCATCAGCGTAAGCGAGATCGAGGAAGGGCTGCGCCTGGATGGCCCGACTATCGCCCAGTGGCTGGAGCAGGGCTACAAGGCGTCAGCCTACCCTCCGAACGGTTACGCCCCTGTCAGCAGCCAGGCCGAGATAGACAAGGCGATTGAGGAGGAGGAGGGCGGCGACGAGACCGACCCTCACAAGATGAAGGTGCCGGAACTCAAGGAGTGGCTGACCGCCCAGGGCATCACCTTCGACCCAGCCCTCAATAAGCCCGATCTGCAGGCCCTCATCCCGTCGAAGGAATAAGCCATGACCGACTTCATCACCGTCGCTGACGTCGACCAGAAGCTGGGGCAGGGCTGGGCAGGTGACGGTGATGCAGTCCTCGCCGTTGCCATGGCCAATGCCTGGCTCACGGCCAGGATAAAGCGGACGGTGCCAGAGCCGGTGCCGGACGCAATCATCACCGCCGGCGCTCAGGTCGCGAAGCTTGCGGCCGAGGGCAAGCTGTACAAGGACACGCAGCGCGAGGTGCAGAGCAAGACCGTGTCGGCCCAGGCTGGCACCTCGACTAGCAAGACTTACGTTGCGGGGTCTGTTGATCGCTCTTCAGGCGAGATCTTCGCCCTCGACCTCATCGCTCCATGGATACGGCGCTTCGGCACCGTAATGCTCAAGAGGATCTGACTCATGGGGATGCGTGAAGAACTCCAGGCTGAGCTGGCGGAAGCGTTCGACGACCCAGATGGCCTGGCCGATGCGGTGAAGCCTGTCGTTGGCAGCCGCACGGTCAAAGGCGGATATGACCCTGAGATCGGCGGTACCGTCCCGGCCTCGACCATCCATTACGCCGGGCGTGGTGTGTTCGGCAGCTACCTGGCCAAGGAGATTGACGGAACCCGCATCCAGACCGAAGACGTGAAGCTGCTGGTGCTTCAGAACGAACTTTTCGAGGGGCAGACCGGTGCTGTAACGGATGTCCTGGCGGCGCCCAAGATCGGCGACCAGGTGAGCGGCTACCGGGTTCTGAATGTGTCCGAAGATCCTGCCCAAGCCACCTGGACAGTCCAACTGAGGAAGTAACCATGCCACGCGGCTCGCACATGACCCAGCGATACGGCGGAAAGCAGGGCGGCTTCGCCGAGGCTATCCGGGCATTCGCAGAGCAAGCGGAGCAAGCCCTGGACGCCACCTTCCGCGAGATCGTGATCGAGATCGGCAGCAGCGTGATCCGCATGTCGCCGATCGGTAACCCGGAGCTGTGGGCGGCCAACGTGGCCCACCGGGCCAAGGCGAGCCAGGCCGCTGATGACTACGACTTCAAGGTCGCGGTACGCAACACCCTGATCAACCTGAACCAGGACAACTTCACCAAGGCCGGCAAGCTGCGCAGGGGCGTTAACTACGCCAAGCCTCTCACCAAGACCGAGCGCGAGCAGAACTTCGCCACCAGTGGCCTAGTAGCAGGCCAGGGCTACGTCGGCGGACGGTTCCGCGGCAACTGGCAGTTCTCCATCGATTCGCCGGCGACTGAGGAGCTCGACCGAGTAGACCCGTCGGGTAGCGAGGCTATTACCGCGCTCATCACCCAAGTGCAGGCCCTGACGATCGGCCAGACCGCGTACATCGTGAACAACCTGCCGTACGCCATTCCGCTCGAGTACGGACATTCAACGCAGGCGCCGGCCGGCATGGTCCGGATCACACTCGCGAACTTCCAGCGCATCGTCGACGAAGCCATCAGGAACAACAGCGTATGAGCCAAGCAAAGGCCCGGCAGGCCATCGAGATCAAGTTGATGGCCTGGGCCACAGCGCGGCCGATCCGGGTCGCGAATTTCGAGCAAGGGTTCGAGGCTGGGGCCGACGAAACCTATTTGCAAGCATTCCAACTGCCGGCGGCCACCACCTGCCGCTACCTGGGCGGCGAGGCCTACGAATACACCGGTGTCTACCAGGTGAGCATCGTCTGCCCTGCGGGCCAGCCACTGGTCATCGCGGAGACCCTGGTCGATGAGCTTTCGAGACTCTTCCGGGTTGATTCGGCGCTCAGTCGCAACGGCTTCGAGGGCCTGGTCACCGAACCGGTTGACCAGGGCCCAACTATTCACGAGTCGGCAACCTACACGGTTCCGGCCAGCTTCACCTACCGCGGTGTCGCGGACCAACCGCCCGCTGGGGCATAACCAACCGCCTCCCGGCGGGCAACAATGAGGAAACACTCCATGGCCGCAAAATTCCCGCTGCCGAACGGCGCTGTGCTGGAAATCGCCAGCGTTTTCGGCGCTGCCGTCGCCTTCACCACCCTGACCAATGCTGCGCCACCGGTGGCCACCGCCGTCGGGCACGACATCGAAAATGGCGATGTTCTGCTGGTCAGCTCCGGCTGGGCGCTCATTGCTGACCGCGCTATCAGCGCCGCAGACGTGGCCGCCGACACCTTCGCCCTGAAAGGCCTCAACACCATCAACGTGGACAAGTACACCCCTGGCGCTGGCGTAGGCTCGGTCCTCCCCGTGACTGCCTGGGCGCAGATCTCAAAAGTGACCGCGTTCACTTCGGCCGGCGGTGAGCAGCAGTATCTGACCGTGGGCTATCTGGAGGATGACGATGACCGCCAGTTCCCGACCAACCGCAACCCGATCACCCTGTCTATCACCGTCGAGGATCAGCCGAGCGCGGCCTACGTCGGCCTGGTCGAGAACTACGGTGACAGCAAGGAGCTCGTGGTGGTGCGCCTCAAGCTGCCAGGCGGCGATCAGATCCTCTACCCAGGCTACGTGAGCATCACCACCACCCCAACCATGGACCGGAACAGCCTCATGACGCGCACCATCAGCATCGCGCTGTCGGGCCGTCCCGTTCGTATCCTGGCTGGCGCGTAAGGAGTCCTCATGGCGAAGATCAAGATTGCGCAGAACCCCACGTTCGCCGCTGTGGTGCAGGTTCCGCGCATTGGCGCCGAGCCGGCCCCTGTGGAGTTCCAGTTCCGCTACATGGACCGGGTGGCACTGTCCGCGATGTTCGATCGCTGGAACAAGGCGCGGGACGCTTGGGCGGCGAGGGCCCAGAAGGAAGGGGCAAGCTGGGAGGAGGTCACCACCGGCGAAATCGCTCTACAGGCCGATCAACTGGGCGAGATCGTCACTGGCTGGGACCTGGAGGACGAGTTTAGTGCCGAGGCCATCGTTGACCTGGTGCGTACCTGCACCGGGGCACCGAAGGCGGTCGTCGATGCTTTCCAGGCTGCCTACAGCCCGTCCCGCCTGGGAAACTGAGAGCGGCGGCCCGGGCCTGCTATGAGCGGGGCCCCTCCGTCGAGCAGTTGGCGGCGCTGGGTCTGACGCCTGATGACATCGAGGAGGAGGTGGTGGAGGTCTGGCCAGACGCATGGTCAGCCTTCCGCCTGTTCGATGCCCTAGGCACGCAGTGGCGGGTGGCTTCGGGCGGCCCGTCCGGCCTGGACTACACCGCCATCCCCGCAACTGCCTCAATGCTCGGCATCAATCGCCGCGACCTAACCGACATTTTTCCCGATCTCCGCGTCATGGAGGTTGAGGCCTTGGCCGTCATGGCCGAATCGATGGAGTAGATCATGACCACCATTGCCTCTCTCGGTCTTCAGATCGACTCCGGTGATGCCGTCGAGGCCAAGGACAACCTCGATAAGTTGACGGACGCCGGCAAGCGCAGTGAGGATTCGGCCGGACGGACCGGGCGCGCCTGGGAGACTGCCCTGGGCAGCCTGCAGGGTGACACCCGGCAGATTGTTCAGGAGCTGCAGGCGCTCAACGCCAAGCAGACCGAGCTGGCGCAGCAGATGGCCACGGTGGGGCGCGCTGTTACCAGCGCCTCCACGGCGTTCAGCAGCGCCGCAGCGAACATGGGGGCGTTTCGGACCGAGGCCGCGCAGGCGGGTAAGGTGCAGGAAGCGCTCACCAGCGCCACGGATGCCGGCGCCCAGGCTGGCCGGCGCGCCGCCGAATCCGCCGACGAGCAGCAAGCCAGAATTCAGGCTGTGGCCAAGGCCTCGCTCGAGGCCAGCCAGTACGTGCAGTCGCTCAACCGGGCGACCGAGCAGAGCGCCGAGGTCACCGCCCAGGCGAACGCCGTTCTATCGGACAGTGCCAGCCGTCAGGCATCCATCAACAGCCGGGCTCAGGCCCTCATCGCTACGGAAGAGCGCCAGGCGGAGGCGGCGAAGAAGGCTGCCGGAGCGCATCGGGAAGAAGGCCAGGCGCTCGAGGAGCTGCTGGGCAAGATCGACCCGACCGTCGCGGCCATGAGCCGCTTGGACCAGATGGAGCAGAGGCTTAAGAGCTTCCGAACCAGCAGCGCGCTCGATGCGGAGACATTCGGCGAGTACCAGACGAAGATCGACCAGGCGCGCACGGCTCTGGGCGGCGCAGATGTTGCGCTGAACAAGACGGGAATGACGGCCAAGGCCACGGCTGCAGCGCTGCGTGGCGTGCCGGCCCAGTTCACCGATATCTTTACTTCCATAGTGGCCGGCCAGCCGATCATGATGGTTGCCCTTCAGCAGGGCGGGCAATTGAAGGACATGTTCGGAGGCATTGGTCCTGCAGCTCAGGCGCTCGGAGGGTACGTCCTTGGCTTGGTGAACCCGTTCACTGCCGCGGCTGCTGCAATGGCCGTGCTCGGCTATGCGTACTACTCGGGCAGCGAGGAAGCTGTCGGCTTCCAAAAGGAGCTGATCAAGACTGGCAACGCCGCCGGCACGACGGCAGACCAGATGTCGGGAATGGCGCGGCAAGTCGCGGCGACCGTCGGCACCACTGGCGCCGCGGCGGAGGTGCTTACCCAGTTGGCCGGTAGCGGGAAGATCGCCTCTGACAGCTTCATCGAGATCACCGAGGCGGCCCTGGAATGGCGCTCAGCGACTGGCAAGGCGGTCGAGGAGACCGTGGCCGAGTTCTTGACGATCGGCAAGGACCCGGTGGCTGCAGCCAAGGATCTCAACGAGCAATATAACTTCCTCACCGCTGCGACCTACTCGCAGATCGTTGCCTTGAAGGAGCAGGGCGACACCATCGGGGCCACAAAGCTCCTCACCGACACTTACGTCGACACGATCAAGTCCCGCAGCAAAGAGGTGACCGAGAACCTGTCGCTGTGGGAGCGCGGGTGGAAGTCTTTGAAGGGCGAGGTGGCTGCCACGGTCGACGCGCTCAATGACGTTGGTCGGGATCAGGACATCACGAGCCGGATCGTTGACATGCAGCGCCAGGTAGCCGCAGCGCAGAGCGCTGTGAATGCCGACGCTGACGACACCGACGCCCAGAAGAAGCTCACCAACGCCAGCCTTGAGCTGAAGGGGTTGATCCAGCAGCGAGATACGCAGCAGGCGATTGCCAGGGCCCGAGAGCTGGATGTCCAGCAGCAACAGGCAGCTGTCGTTGCAATCGGCAAAATCGATGCGCTGGAGAAGTCGGCCAGAACCAACGCCGAGAAGCGGGCAGACGCCCTGAAGGAGTACAACCGGTCGCTGGACGCGATCCGCAAGGTCAGCCCGAACGACGAGCGCTTGAAGCCCGAGAACATCGCCCGGGTACAGGCCGACATCGCTAAGCAGTTCAAGGATGCTGCCGGGCCTACCAAGTCGGTCGACCTCACCGGCTTCAACGACCAGAAGAACGCGCTGAGCGCCATCCTGGCTGAGTACAAGAACCACCAGAAGGAGCTGGACGCGGCACAGACGGCCGGGCTGATCTCCCAAGAGTCCTACGCTTCCCAGCGCGCGGCGATCATCGAGCAGCAGAAGGGCGACGTCACTTTCGCCTACGAGGCCGAGATCAAGGCTCTGGAGGAGGCAAAAGGCAAGAGCACCACCAGCGCCCAGCAGCGCATCCAGCTGGACCAGAAGATCGCCGATGCCCGTGCCGCCATGGTCAAGGCCCAGAAGGACGCCGACACAGAATTGGCGGTGCTGGCGACCAACGAGCAGGGCCGGCTGGCCAAGCAGGCCAGGGCAGTGCAGACCTACACTGATGCCCTTGACCAGCAGGTCCTGGCGCTGAGGTTGCAGGGCCAGCGCTCCGCCGATGGCCTTGGGCTTGGTGATCGCCAGCGCGGCCTGCAGGATCGGCAAAACGGCATCACCGACCGGATGAACCAGCAGCGACTGGACCTGGCCAACCAGTACGGCGACGGCTCCCGCGGTATGAGCCTCGACGAGTACAACCAGAAGCTGGAGGCCCTGAGCAAGACTGAGAAGGACCTGCAGGAAACCACCATCGCCAACTACGACCAGATGACGGCCGCGCAGGGAGACTGGCGCAAAGGTGCGTCGTCGGCCTTCCAGAACTACCTGGAGCAGGCCAGGGATGTAGCCGGGCAGACGCGATCCCTGTTCACGAACGCCTTCAGCTCGATGGAGGATGCGGTCGTGAACTTCGCCATGACGGGCAAGTTTTCGTTTGCCGACTTCACCAAGTCGGTGCTGGCCGATATGGCTCGCATCGCAACACAGCAGGCTGCATCTGGCCTACTGGGTAGCTTGGTGAGCTGGGGTGCCACTGCGGCCTCCGCCTACTTCGGTGGAGGCACCGGTAACGGTATGGAGGCTGGGTCTGCAGGCGCGGTGTCGTCCAACCTTGGCGCTTCGCAGGCCGGCTACGGCAGCACCTACTTCCCTCAAGCTCTGGGTGGGGCATGGTCGAACGGCGTGCAGTTGTTCGCCAATGGCGGTGCTTTCACAAACTCCATCGTGAGCACCCCGACAGCCTTCGGCATAGCCGGCGGCAAGTTGGGGGTGATGGGGGAGGCCGGAGACGAGGCGGTAATGCCGCTGACTCGCACGGCTGGCGGTCAGCTGGGTGTCAGAGCCATCGGCGGGGGAGCTGGCACTGCTATCAGCCTATCGGCACCGGTCAGCCTGGTGATGGATGACCGTAGCAATGAGGGTATGCAACTCGACCAAGCACTGCTTCAGCAGAACATGCAAAAGCAGCTGCAGATCGCTGCAGAAAAGGCTGTCGCTGATTCTTGGCGCCCAGGCGGAGTGAGCTACCGAAATTCACAAGGGAGGCGCTGATGGCCATCGAGAAATTCAGCTGGCCCACCCAGCGCGGCGAAACCCCGGAGATCACCTACCGGGTTCGCGAGTCGCGCTTCGGTGGTGGTTACCGGCAAACGGTGGGTGATGGCCCCAACAACAGGGAAGAAAGTTACCCGATCACCGTCATCGGCACGAAGGCCCAGGTCCGAAAGATCATGGAGTTCTTTGACCGGCACGGCGGCGCCAAGGCCTTTCTGTGGTCCACGCCGCTCGGTGATCTGGGGCTGTTTACCTGCGCCGACCCGAAGCCCACACCTGTCGGCGGCGGCCGTTTCAAGGTCTCCGCAACCTTTGCACGGGCATTCCACCCGTAAGGAAGTCGCATGTCACTAATCAAGGACATTCAGAGCCTGGAGCCAGGCAACGAAGTTCTGCTGTTTGAGCTGGATGGCTCAGATTTCGGCGCCGATATTCTGCGGTTCCACGGGCATGCAATTCCCCACACGCCAGAGGAGCTGGCCGCAGCCGGCGTCGATGCTGATCAGCTGCCAGCCAAGTCGATCTGGTGGCAGGGCAACGAATATGGCGCCTGGCCGATGCAGATCGATGGCATCGAAGCGAACTCGGATGGCACGGCGGTTCGGCCCACCCTGACCGTAGGCAACGTCAACGGCCGGATCACGGCCCTGTGCCTGGCCTTCGATAACCTACTCGAGTTCAAGCTGACCATGCGCCACACGATGGCGCGGTACCTGGATGCGGTGAATTTTCCGGCAGGCAACCCAGAGGCCGACCCGACCGAGGAAGCGATCGAGGTCTGGTACATCGACCAGAAGGTTTCCGAGAACGGCACCACGGTTTCTTGGGAGCTGGCCAGCCCTGGCGACGTGGGCGGAGAGACGATCGGCCGGCAGATGACCCAGCTATGCCACTGGGCAATGACTGCGGGCTACCGTGGCCCCAACTGCGGCTACACCGGCCCTTACTTCGACTTAGACGGGAATCCCACTGACGACCCGGCCAAAGACCAGTGCAATGGCTGTCTCGACTCAGGCTGTACCGTTCGCTTCGGCCAGGGCAACCAGCTGCCCTTTGGCGGCTTCCCGGCTGTTTCCCTCATCGCACGGAGCTGACCATGCGCAAACACATCTTGGACGCCGTGCAAGCGCACGCTGCGGCGGAATACCCGCGGGAGTGCTGCGGGCTGCTCATCTCCGTGGGGCGGGCCCAGCGGTACTTCCCGTGTGAGAACACAGCTACCGACGCTACAGAGGAATTTCGCATCTCGCCGGAGCAGTACGCCGCGGCTGAAGACCAGGGCGAGGTGATCGGCATCGTGCACTCGCATCCAGATGCCACCAGCAGGCCGTCCCCCCGTGACCTGGCCATGTGCGAGGCCACCGGGCTGCCTTGGTACATCCTGTCGTGGCCGGAGGGTGACCTGCGCATCGTCACGCCCACCGGTCACGCTCTGCTCCTCGGGCGGCCATTCGTGCACGGCGCTTGGGACTGCTGGCAGGTCTGCGCGGACTGGTACCAGCGGGAATGGGGCCTCGCCTTCCCGGCCTATAGCCGGGAGGAGGGATGGTGGGAGCAGGCCGACGGACCGAGCCTCTACGAGCAGGCCTATGAGGCAGCCGGCTTCGACCAGGTCAGCCAGCCACAGCGCGGCGACATGATCGTCATGGCCGTCGGCCGCACCGCTCACCCTAACCACGCCGGCATCTATCTGGGCGCTGACGCTCGGCTGCCGGAGGAAGCGGCGGAGGTCTTCGGGCCTGGCCCGTTCATGCTGCACCACCTGCTGGGGCGGCCCTCAGAAATCGTCGTGTTCGGCGGGCCATGGCTCGACCGAACGCGGCTGGTGCTGCGTCACCGCGGCGCCAAGTGATACATTCCCTGTTTTCAGGGAGGGGTGACATGCGAATTCTGTTCGGTGCGTTTGGGCTGGCCTTGCTGGCAGGTTGTGCAACTTCACCGATTTCTGCAGAAAAAGCAAAGCCAGTGCCTGCTGATCGGATCTATTCATTCCAGGCTGAGGGCGAGTCTCAGCTAGTTGTGACCCGTGATTCTGGCCTGCAAGGCTCCGGTTGCAAGTTGAGGTTCCACATCGACGGCAAAGCGGCAGCGGATTTCTATGCCGCCGAGGTTGCGCGATTCGGGGTACGTGCCGGGAAGCACATCATTGCCGTCGAGCCCGTTGGAATATGTGGCGGCAGTGGGATCTACGAGGCGGAGGTCACCCTTGCAAAGGGCGAATCTATTCGTAGGCGTATCTCCGGCTTTGGGGTTTATCCAACAGCGTTTTAATGACTTCGATTTGAGAAAACCCGCTTCGGCGGGTTTTTGCATTTCTACGGGACCCGCTAATGAGTGCAATCAACTACTTACCAATGACTGAAATCAAGTTATCCGGATCTCTTGCCAGGAGGTTTGGCCGGACCCATCGCCGCCAACTCGAAAACGGAGATACTTGGGAAGTCTTCAAAGCGCTAAAGGCCACACTCCCTGGCTTTGAAGAAGAGATTAAACGTCTAGACGGCATGGGCCTTTGTTTTGCGATCTTCCGAAACCGCAAGAATGTAGGGCCAGAGGACTTCGGGCGCGCAGGTGCCCGGGAGGTTCGCTTAATTCCGGTGGTTCGGGGTAGTAAGCGAGGCGGAATTCTTCAGACCGTCCTTGGGGTGGCGCTAATCGCAGCTGTAGCGATATTTGCGCCGGCAGGCCTTGGTGCCATCGGTGCGGGCGGCGCCTGGGGTATAGCTGGCGCTGTTGGCATCTCGATGGCGGTGGGAGGCGTGATTCAACTACTCAGTCCCCAGGCCCAAGGCCTGTCACTAAGCGCTGCGGCTGAAAACAAGCCGTCCTATGCCTTTGGCGGTGCCAGGAACACTACCGCAAGCGGCAATCCCGTCCCGATCTGTATCGGTAAACGCCGCTGGGGTGGGGCGATTATCTCCGCATCTATCGAAGCGCAAGATAAGGCCTGAAGCCAATTCAGAAAACAGGCCGCCTCCGGGCGGTTTTTTGTTGCCCGGAGGAAAGTATGGGCCCATCAGATCACTCGGGAATCACCGGAGCTAAAGGGGGCGAGAGCAAGCCGAAGACGCCGGTAGAGGCCCCCGACAGCCTTCAGTCGACGAACATCGCGAAGATCCTGTTGGCGGTTGGAGAAGGTGAATTCGATGGCACGCCAACTGACCGGGACATCTACCTCGACAATACGCCGATCATGGACGCCAGCGGCAACATCAACTTTCCAGGGGTGAAGTGGGAGTGGCGTCGTGGCACCGTTGAACAGGACTACATTCAGGGCATCCCGTCCGTGGAGAGCGAAACCGCAGTAAACGTCGAGCTGCGCAGCGATAACCCTTTCACAAGGTCTCTGAGCAATACGCAACTCTCGGCGGTGCGCGTCCGCATGTCCTGGCCTCGCCTGGTCAAGCAGGATAGCAGTGGGAATACCAATGGTTACCGCATCGAGTACGCCATCGACATCGCAACCGACGGGGGGGCCTACGTGGAGGCCCACAGTGGCGCCGTAGATGGCAAAACAACCAATGGCTACCAGCGCTCCGTCCGCGTGAACCTGCCCCCGGCCACTTCCGGCTGGATGCTGCGAGTTCGTCGCATTACCCCAAACGCCAATAGCGGTACCGTCGGCGACACAATGACTATCGCTGGCTACACCGAAGTCATCGACGAAAAATTGAGGTACCCGAATACCGCGCTTCTTTACATCGAGTTCGACGCCCAGCAGTTCCAGAACATCCCCGCGGTGACCGTCGATTGCAAGGCAAAGCGTTGGCCGGTGCCCAGCAACTACGACCCGGAGACGCGCACCTATACCGGCGTGTGGGATGGCACGTTCAAGCACGCCTGGACTAACAACCCGGCGTTCGTGACCTACGGCCTATGTGTCGAGGACCGTTTTGGCTTGGGTAAGCGCATCAAGTCGTGGATGGTCGACAAGTGGGAGATGTACCGCATCGCGCAGTACTGCGACCAGCTGGTGCCGGATGGTGTCGGCGGGCAGGAGCCGCGTTACCTGTGCGACATGAACCTGCAGGGCCGGGCCGAGGCCTGGACGCTGCTACGTGACTTGGCCGCCATCTACCGGGGCATGGTGTATTGGGCGCACGGTTCGCTGTTCATGCAGGCGGATATGCCGCGCGCCCAGGACATCGACTACGTCTTCACCCGAGCCAACGTCATTGACGGCGACTTCGTGTATGGCGGCGCTGAGCGGAACACCCACTACAGTCGCGCTCTGGTCAGCTACGACAACCCGGCCAACAACTACGACACCGACGTGATTCCGGTGACCGACCTGGCGCTGCAGCGCCGATACCGAGACCGCCCGGTGGAAATCTCGGCCATCGGCTGCACCCGAGCATCCGAGGCCCAGCGCCGCGGGAAATGGGCGCTGCTGAGCAACAGCCAGGACCGAACCGTCACCTTCAAGACCGGTATGGAGGGCCGTATCCCCTTGCCTGGCTACGTCATCCCCGTGGCGGATGAACTGGTGGCCGGCAGGCCCAATGGCGGACGTATCTCGGCTGCCGCAGGCCGCGTCGTGACACTGGACCGTGACACGCCGATCAAATCCGGTGACCGCCTGATCCTGAATCTGCCGAACGGCACAGCCCAGGCGCGCACGGTGGAGTCGGTCAGCGGCCGAGCCGTCACGGTGACCGTTGCCTACGGCGTGCAGCCAGAGCCTGAGCTGCAGTGGGCAATCGACTACGATGACCTGGCGGTACAGCTCTTCCGGGTGCTGAAAACGGTGCGAACCCAGGAAGGCGAGTATGAGATCACCGCCCTGGAGTTCAACCCGAGCAAGTTCGCGGCGATCGACACGGGCGCCAAGCTGGACGAGCGCCCGATCAGCGTCATCCCTATTACCGTTGTGCCACCGCCGGCCAGTGTTTCGCTGACCTCGGCCTACGCCGTAGACCAGGGGATCGCGGTCAGCACCATGACCATTGCCTGGCCGGCAGTGCAGGGCGCGGTGGCCTATGACGTGGAGTGGCGCAAGGACAACGGCAACTGGATACGCCTGCAGCGCCCCGGCACCACTTCGGTGGACGTGGTGGGTATTTACGCTGGCTCCTATCTGGCCCGCGTGCGGGCAGTCAGCTCCTTCGACATCACCTCGATCTGGCGTGATTCGACGCTCACAGAGCTGAAGGGCAAGGAAGGCACGCCACCGGCGCTGGCTTACCTGCGCACCAAGTCGGAGGTCTTTGGCATTCGCCTGGAGTGGGGCTTCCCACCAGGCGCGGAGGACACGGCCTACACCGAGTTGCAGATGTCGTCCACGTTCAGCGGAGAGAACCCTGAAGGCTTGGGCCAGCAGGCATACCCGACCCTCAGCTACCTTCACAGCGGCATGGCAGCTGGCGTTGTCAGGTACTTCCGTGGCCGACTGGTCGACCGCACCGGAAACGTGGGTCCATGGACGGACTGGGTGTACGGCCAATCCAGCGCCGATGCTTCAGAGATCCTCGACTACATCACCGGCAAGATCACCGAGACCCAATTGGGCCAGGATCTGCTCAAAGAAATCGAAAAGATCAGTGGCGACGGCCTGGGCTCTGTGAACGAGCGGTTCAAAGCTGGCGACCAGGCGCTGCAGAACCAGATCGATTCGCTGTCCGCACAACTGGCTGATCTGGCCGGGGCGGAGGACTGGGCGTCAGGCAAGCCATACCTCTCCGGCACCCTCGTCAAGCACGACGGCAAGCTGTATCGGGCGAAGGTGGATGTTCCGGCCGGCACCCCGGTCACCGACGCAGCCTATTGGGAATACCTGGGCGACTATGCGTCCCTGGGTGACCTGGTGTCTGCGTTGGCGGTGCGTGTGGATGGCGTTGAAACCAGCGTTGAGGAAATCAACGGCGAGCTGACCGCGATGGCGAGCCGGATTCTTGGCGTCGAGGCTGCTGTTGCACCACGGATGGCTGGCGCGACCAGCTGGCGAGCCGGCGAGCAGGGCGCTTATGCCGGTGCGTTCTCGATCTACTCAGCGTTCGCCCAGGCTGACATGGCAATCGCCAAGCAGGTGACTGAAGTGAAGGCTCAGGTGGACAACAACCTAGCGCGAGTCGTGCGCAGCGTGGAAACGCTCACGGATAATGTTTCTGCACTCGCCAGCACCACTGACACTTTGACAGCCCGGGTCGGGGAGGCAGAGAGCGAGATCCAGAGTGTATCTCAGGCGGTGGTAGACGAGGCCGGTGCGCGAGCTCAGCAAGTTGGGACGCTCACCGCTGATCTGAATGGCACCAAGGCTCTGGTTCAGGACACCTCTTCGGCAGTCGTGGGGCTCGGCAACGAGGTCCATGCCACCCGCAACATCAAGGTCGGGGTGGACGTGAACGGGCGCTACTACAGCGCCGGCATGGGCATTGGCGTCGAGAACACGCCAAGCGGCATGCAGAGCATGGTCTTGTTCCTCGCCGATCTGTTCGCGGTGATGAACCAGCCAGGCGGCACGCCGAAATCGGTGTTCGCGATCAACAACGGCCAGGTGTTCATGAACAGCGCGATCATCAACCAGGCCGACATCATCAACCTGATCATCACCGGAGAGTTGAAAAGCGCGAACTACGTTCCAGGGCAGAGCGGTATCAGGATCAACTTCGTCACAAGCCAAGTTGAGATCAACGGGGTGGTCTCCGGCCAAGGCCGGTTGAATATTTCCCAGAATTCGCTCGCTTTCTACGACACCAACGGCAGACGCCGAATTTTGTTGGGGCAACCATGACAATCGGTTTGTATATCTGGGACGAGGCTGGAAATCTTGAGATCAGTCCAGAGACCAAGATCACCCGTGTGCTGGGGACGGTGAATACCGGTACGGAGCCGAGCGCTATCGCGGTACCGGCTTTTTCCGGCGGCACACCGTTTGCAGCTGTTACCGAATGCGCCCAGTCGTTCCGCGCCCCCAAGCTCACTATCAGTGGGACCACGCTTAGCTGGGCGTGGGAAGCCCTTGGAGCTGGTCAGCGGGCGGCTGCGCAGGTGGTCTACGGAATACGCCTATGAGTTTCGCTGAGTTTGTAAATGCGGAAGGATCATCGGTGATGATCAGCGATGACTATTTCAACTACTCCCTTCGTCACTCCCAGCGGGTGACGTTCTCGGCAGGGGGGATTCTCACCTACGACTTCACCATCAGTCGAGCAAACTGCGAGACGCCAGTCATTGCGTTCAGGACGTCGACCGTAGACACCGTTTTGCTGTCAACTTCCCGATCAGGGACTACTGTTACCTGGACGTTTCGTGCATTTAGCCGGTATCCGGCTCAAGTTGGAACGTTCAGCTTTGAATATTGGATTTTCGATCGACCAATTGAGCCCGCTAACGACTTCAGCCTGATCCTTTATGACGCTGCCGGCAATATCACGTTCGACGCTCGGAGGAAGTATCTGCGCTATCTGCAGTTTTTCGATCAGGACTTGAACGGCACAGGGCCTTTCAACTTCACCGCATCAGGTAATCAATTTGCGGTGGTGCAGGGGCAGCTGTCGCGGGTGTACGGCTACGACGTCATTGAAGGTGGCGGACCGAACGGAGGAAATCAGTATTTTCAGGTGATCGACGGCAAGTGCGTTCGCGTGAATGGCTCTTCATTATCGTTAATGGAAAACCCGATCTATTCAAGTACACCGGTAAATTCCAATATCTTCCCGGTGGCCTTCTTCTACCGACAACAGATGTTTCTTGTTGACGTCAGTTCAATGTTGATCCCATAAGCAGGAGGCCGGATGGCTCTTGATCAAATCAGACTTGGCACGCCTCCCAGCGGCCAGGATGGCGACGATGCGCGCACGGCATTCAGCCGTATCAACGCAAACTTCAAGTCCATGGATGATTGGGCCATTACCGGCCCGGTCAATCGGACAGTGACGAATCTCAACGATGCCGTGGCACCTGGGTGGTACGCGGCGCTGTCGGGCTCGGCGGCTAACATCCCCCCGGGAATAACCTACCCGTTGGTCCAAGTGACCACTCACCCGAACGGATTCATCCTGCAGGAAGCCCGCGATGTGATCACCGGCAAACCTGCCTGGCGCTCTTACAACGCCAACGTCAGTGGTTGGGGGGCGTGGCGTCCAGGGCTATCCACCCTCGACGTCGGCACCGCTGCCTCTGGCGTGCTGACAACCAGCAACTACGACGATACAGCAGGCCGTGTCCTAAAAGTCGGCGACTTCGGGCTGGGCCGAAACCTGGTTGCCACAGAGACCAACCTTAACAGCTATCTTGCCCCCGGCAGCTATGTCACCCCAGCTAGCGGGTTGACAAACCTGCCCCCGACCTGGGCGCAGGGGCGGGCAGTACTCACTGTTGTTGGCGGCGCGTCGTATGCGCTCCAATCGATCGCAAGGAATGGTCTTACCGCGTCGCGGTGGTGGAACGGAACGACCTGGGAATCGTGGGTCCTGAACTACAACGAGAAGGGGGCGAATACCAACGGGCGCTATACGAAGTTCTCTGACGGCACGCAGATATGTGAGGGCTATGTGCAGCTACCGGCTCAGGCTTTGTCAACCGCGGTGGGCGTTACCGGGACATTCGCTTCGCCGTTTTCGAGCACCCCTCGCGTGGTGTTCTGTCCTCTTGCTGCGGTCGGGACGGGCTCGCAGGCTGATGTCGGCGCCACTCTGCAGAACGGCCCCTACGCAATTGTCAGTGCTGCCAGTTGGAGCCTGAACAGTTACGCATACAGGAATGCGACCTCTTTCCCCGTGCAATTCAATTACATAGCCTTTGGGAGATGGTTCGAATGATCATCAGCTTTTCGCCGGTCCGTATGGAAGAACGGCTGACTCTTGAGGTAGATGGCGATGTCGTCGTTATCAACGGAGCACCTTTTGACTTTACACCGTTGCCGGAGGGCGCCACGTTGCCGCGCGAAGCCATTCTTTCCGACTGGTTCCCGGGTGATGTCGAGCGCGTCGATGGCGAATTATCGTTGACTGTCAGACTGCCCCACGGCGCCAATGCCCCGGAAGCAACCCGCTTCCCCTCGCAGGCGACGGTGATAGCCAACGGCATCGTCGACCTGCCGGCCTATGATGTCGAACTCAAGGCAGAGCCGGAGGTGCAGCAATGAGTAATATCGACTGGAGTATGGTGATCACCGCCGAGATGAAGGCCGCCCAAACGGAAGCCGTCCATTTGGCTCAGGTGCAGGCCGAGGTCGCCCGGCTTCGCGCCCAGGCTGATGCTGCAATCGCGCCGCTGCAGGATGCATTGGACCTTGACGAGGCAACCGATGACGAGACAGCCCTGCTGAAGGAATGGAAGCGGTACCGCGTTGCGCTGAACCGCCTGCCCGAGCAGCAAGGCTACCCCACTGATATCGACTGGCCCGCTCCGCCGGCCTGATCCACACCGAATCCACCGACCGCCGCCTGGCGGTATTTTTTTGCCTGGAGAAAGCTCATGACTCAATCCCAGCCCCGGGGCGTGCGCAACCGCAACCCCGGCAACATCGATTTCAACCCTCGCAACGACTGGCAGGGCCAGATCGGCAAGGAATCTGGTGGCCGCTTCGCCATCTTCGACACGCCAGAGAACGGCATTCGTGCCCTGGGCAAGCTGCTGATCAACTACCGAGGCAAGGACGGCATGCCCGGTGTGGGCGGGAAGGGCATCGACACGGTGCTGGAGACCATCAGCCGCTGGGCGCCGAGCAACGAGAACGATACCCAAGCCTACGCCTCGGCCGTAGCCAAGCGAATTGGCGTGCGCACCACCGACCCGATCAACATAAAGGACCCGGCCACGCTCAAGGGGATGGTGGTCAGCATCATCATCCACGAGAACGGCGGCAACCCGTACGCGCCGGCGATCATCGATGAAGGTGTGCGGAGGGCATTGGCATGAAGTCGTGGGCAATCAGATCGTTGATCCTGCTGGTTCTGCTCGCGTCCTACTGGGGCGTGTACCAGCACGGCAGGGCAGTGGAACGGGCAGAGGCCGCCCAGGCTTCAGCCGAACGTGATAGTGGCGACCGCCTGGCCGAGGTGATCGGTGAGCGCGGCGCCCGCCAAGAAGAACAACGACGCGCCCAGGCGCAAGAGGAGGCAAGAACCCGTGCCCACGAAGAAAGAACGATTGCTGATGCTGGTGTCGCTGGCGCTGATCCTGCTGGTCAGCGGGTGCGCGGGGAAGCCGCCAATTTCGCCGCCGCCGTCAGTTGCCCCGGCACGGATACCGCCGCTGTCGCCCGAGGCCAGGCAGCCACCCGCGCCGCCATGGTGCTCTCCGACCTGTTCGCACGGGCTGATGCACGAGCGGGAGAGCTGGCAAAAGCGTATGACCGAGCCCGAATAGCGGGCCAGCTGTGCGAGAGGTCCTATAATGCGCTGATCAACTGATCGGAGCGGGTAATGGAGAAGCGCACCTTTATCGGGATGATTGAGGCGGGAGAGCCCCTGTTGAAAGAGGCCCTGGACGCCATGCGGGCTTATCACCAGGCGCAGGATGAAGGGAAACCCGCTGAAGAAATCGAGCGACTGCACCTGCTAGCCGAGTCGCTATTCCAAGTGGTGTGCGATTACCAGCTGCGTGTGGTGGCCAAAGCCCGCGGCCAGAAACTCCCACCTCTTCACTGATGCCGCCGGCCGGTTATTGCCGGAGGTGCGATCTGGGTTATACGATACTGTATCGATATACAGTATTGGTGCCCCATGTATTTCCTTCTCGTCCGCCGCCGCGTGAATGGCCTGGCCGTTCCCTCCGATCAACTCAGGAAGAACCAGTCCCTGCGCGCCGGTATCCACATCGGCGACCACCACAGCGAGCCGCTTGGCAGGGTGGCCACGCAGGCCTGGGTGTTCAATCCAACGCGAGGACCCGACATCGTCCCTCGGCTGCACGACGCCAAGGTCAACGGCATGGCCCAGCTTGGAATGAACATCAACGGGGTCGAGGACATTGACGGCGTGCGGTACGCGCAGTCCTGGTGGTGTAGAAAAGAATGATGGACGGGCTACCTCTGGCCTGGCTGGCTGAATTGAATGACCAAAGCGCTTTGATGAGCGATCCGGATGGGCGCGCTGCGGTTCTTTGCGAGATGGCTTTTTCCGCTCATCGCCGCAACCAGGTGGACGACGAGGGGCTGGCCGAGATGCTGGAATTTGCCGAGGCGGCCCGGCTATGGGCGCTCGAGCATGAGGCGCTGGGCGAGGTGTTAGTCGGGGAGGGAATGTAAGTCGGCAGAAGGCCGAAGGAGGGCGAAAATCAATTCCAAAACCGAAACGGCGGCCCTTGCAGTATGCGGGTTGTAGCCGTGCCGTTTCGTCTTTGTTTAGAAATCAAATTTGCCCCTGATGCCGCATGGATTGGGTGCTTATACGACGGTATTAAAAATCGTTAAGCAAAACCTACGCTCTGCCGGCAGCTGCTGGATGACTCGAACTCGCGCCCCCTCGAACGACTGCTTTCGACCCATTGCGGACTTAGAGCGTTGGGGCAGCGAATCGATCTGTCAACTTCAAGGTAAAGCTATATCTATACTTTTGCCCATCTATTTTACGCTCTGGCCAATAGCGTCACTAACTATCGCCATTGCGTTGATGGATATTTAATTTAAGCTGCTCTGGGCTTTGATAACCACAGTAGCTTTCTATTACGACTGTATATAACCGATCGGCAAGTTCTCGTAATCGCTTTATTTCTTCGCTAGGGGCCATTCCTGACCTCGCATCGCTGTGTGCCCTAATCGCCTCTAATGCCTCTCGCAGACTTGGTTTGTGAGAACCTGATACAGGTAAGAAACTATTTTTCATATAGGCACCTGAAGTCTATTTTCCAAGCCGTTGTCACGACTGATAATGATTTTCAGTTCCTTGACATTAAAAATCTTTATCTGTGTTGTTTTCTCCCAGTCTAAAATTCAAAAGCTAATCATAGGCCGTTAAAAACTATACGTGAAAAATATTTTGTACAAGTTTAGAGGGCGTTTGAGCGATACTGCAGCGATGATCGAACCGGTATCTGTGTAGATTGTCAGTAATCCGCTAGAGTCAGCACAGGTAGCTGGCTACCCTGTAAGGGGCTTACGGGATACCGCATGAGGTTGTATGAATCCTAAAACAGAAACCCAAAAACCATCCATGCCGGCAAGCCGTTATGAACAGCTAGTGCAATCGGTAGTGGATTACGCCATCTACATGCTCGACCCCACCGGTCATGTCGTGTCTTGGAACGCGGGGGCTGAGAGGATCAAAGGCTATCGCGCTACTGAGGTGATTGGTCAGCATTTTTCCATTTTCTTTACCCCGCAGGACCGAGCTGAAGGGTTGCCGGATCAATTGGTGAAAAGAGCCCTGCAATAGCGCGTTGCGCAGAATGAAGGATGGCGGTTAAGAAAGGACGGTACGCAGTTCTGGGCTTTGGCAGCCCTGGATGCTATTCGCGATGAACAGGGACAGATCATCGGCCTGGCTAAAGTGACTCGGGACATAACTGATCGCCGAGAGTCTGCGTTGCAGCTCGACTCAATCCGAGCACAGCTTTTCCATGCTCAAAAACTGGAAGCGCTTGGCCAGCTCACAGGGGGGCTGGCCCATGACTTCAACAATGTGCTTTCCATCATCATCAACTCAGCGAACTTGGCGATGGCCAGCCAAGACCCGGCTCGAATAAAGCGAATGCTCGGCCTGATTCTAGATGCGGGACAGCGAGGCACGGAACTGACGCATCGACTCCTCAGTTTTGCCCGCAATCAGAAATTGGACGCTTCACCTCAAGATCCAGTTGTTCTTCTTGCGTCCACGTTGGGTTTACTCACGTATGCATTACCCTCTCGCATCCTACTTGATGATCACTGCGAGCCAGATCTGCCCTGGATCACAGTTGATGCCTCACAATTTCAGATGGTACTTCTTAATCTGGTTTTCAACGCACGTGACGCTATCGCAGATCATGGTCAGATACGCATAACAGCGAAAGCGGTTGAATTTACTGATGAGGTGGAGGAGCTGAACGGCAAATTCGTATGTTTTGAGGTCGAAGACACGGGTGTGGGCATTGACCCAAAGCATCTGCCTAGACTTTTCGAACCTTTCTTCACCACCAAGCCTTTCGACAAAGGTACCGGTCTTGGTCTTAGCCAAGCTTACGGATTCGCTAAGCAGAGCGGGGGAGCAATTCGAGTACACAGTAGTCTTGGCAGTGGTACGTGTATGAAGCTGTACCTTCCGGCTATTCAA